ATCGAATTGGAAATTAATTCCATTTCCATCATCAATAGTTAATCGCAATATTTTATTTAGTGTTACTCCTATCGTAACAACATTTCTATCCTTAATGACTTGAGAAAACGAATTTTGAAACAAGACTATTAGAATAATTAAAGTAATTATATTTCTCATGAATATAAATACTTTATTACAATTTTAATAATAAATGATTTTCCAATTTCCTTCAAGGTCTTCTACGAGTGCACTTTTTGTTTCAACCCAATCGCCAGAATTTAGATAATGAATTCCATTAATCATTTTATCTTCAGGTGTATGAATATGTCCGCAGATAATTCCATCACATTTTTTTTGTTTTGCATATGCAACAGCAGCATCTTCAAATCTTGAAAGTAGATTAACAACAAATTTAACATTTTTCTTTATATCATGGGATATTGATTTATATGGAAGTCCTTGTTGAAGTCTTCTTCTATTATGATGTCTATTTAAAAATAAAAGTATGTCATAACCAACACTCCCCAATTTTGCCAACCATGTCGCTTGTGTAGTTATTGGGTCAAAAACATCACCATGCATTATAAGATATTTTTTTCCAAATGATTCATAAACGTAATCATTAAGCACTTCAAAATTATATCCAATAACAAATGGAATAAAAGTTTCTAAGAAATCATCATGATTGCCCCTTAAATAAACTACATTAGTACCGTTGTTTGACAATTTCAATACTTGTTTTATGAAATTACTATCCTTTTTTCTCCACTTCCCACCTCTACTGAGCTGCCAACCATCGATAATATCACCATCTAAAAACAAATTTTTACATCGATTATTTTTTAAAAACTCTATACATTCTTCAGATTTAGAGTCTTTTAATCCAAGATGAACATCGGATATTACAATTGTTTTATATTTATAGTCTTTCATAGTGTCGATTTGCGCATATAAATTAAATGTGATTGATAATAAAAACAGAGGGATTATTTTTTTCATATTATTACTAGACAGGTATTTGTAATAAATATGAAAAAAACCCATATTAAATGGGTTTTTAGTTTAAGTTTTCATTATCTAATTATTACCTAATTTATTTTGTCTTTTTAATCTTCTTTTCTCACGACCATTTCCTTTATTCAACGCACCATATGTTGGTGTTAATGAATGACAATTAGGACATAATAATTCCAAGTTATTTAAATTATGATTTTCAGAATTACCGTCTTTATGTTCTAATTGAATTGGAACTAAACCAGTTGTTGGATTAATTTCATTCCATCCACATTTCATACATTTTTCACCATGTTTATGAATAAGATATCTTTTATATGTATCCACATAAAACGATGTATCGCCATTTTCAATTTTACAGTATGTTTCATTTTGTTTATGAACAACGTTACATTCCTTAGAACAAAATTTTTGTTGGTTATAATTTAGTTCGCCTCCACAATTTAAACAATTTGATGATTTATTTTCATTCTTTCTTTTGGGGAATTTCTTATTATTAAATGTTGCATTACATGATTGTGAACAAAACTTTCTTTTATCCTTTATTAATCCAATAAATTCTTTACCACATTCAACACATATTATTGTTTCTGTAGTTTTGTGTCTATTTTGACCACAGCCTAACTTATTCAATCTCACTTGAACACTACGAACACTTCTGTTCATTAATAGAGCAATTTCATTAAATTGCATTCCTGCTTGATGTAAAGAAATTGCTTTATTAACATCATCTTGATTCCATTTCATAATATTTATTTAACATAAATACTAAAAAAATGCGAAAAAAGATTTTCGAACTTATTTGTGCGGGATGAGAGAGTCGAACTCTCTAAGTCCTTCTGCTTGGCAAGCAGACATGCAACCACTTACACCTATCCCGCAATATTGTGCATCCGGAGGGATTCGAACCCCCACACATCCCTTGAACGGGACTGTCCTATCCATTAAACGACAGACGCATGGAGCAGGGTGAATATAACGATTTTAGGAGTTACATCCACCCTGCGGTGTTTATGACAACAATCTAAATTCAGATGTTGTCAAGTCAAATAATTGTTTGTTACTTGCAAGACTAGCATAATAATCTGCCTTATTATAGGCATCAAACTCTGTTCTTGCTTTTACATAAAATGTTCGAACTCTGCCACTCGTAAGGGTGAGTTCAACCAACCAATATTTCATTGGTGGTTTTTTGGTCTTCTTTTTTAAAGCTACCATAATCTTAATTTACCAAGAGTGGCAAACTAAGAACTATTAAAATTTTTCATATTATTGACTTTATATGGTTCGTCTTCTTCGCAAAGAAAGACATAATTTTTTTCCTCTTTAATTAAATCCTGTAAGTGTTTGGGAGTTTCGGTGGTTAATCCGGCATAATAATGTCGGCAATGGTCATGATAATAACCTAGCATTTCAACACATAAATTATCCCATGTATCGGCATATATTACAATAACCCTTTCCTTTTTCATCCTTTCCTTTTTTTTCTTCTGTTAGCAAATTCAGAACGAAATCCTAAATCCCTCAACACTATCATAACTATATAGTTATGCTTTTTATCTAATGCTTTTCGATGGGAGGCAAAAGTACTTATACCAATCCAATTTCCAATATCAGATTTTCTACTTTGAACTTCAAAAGATTCTCCGTTTTTTACAATACGGACTCTCTGATTAATCTTTTTTAAGATATTAGTTTTTAACTTTTTCATTTTCATTCATATTAGTACACCTGAAGGGATTCGAACCCCCAACCTATTGATTCGTAATCAATTGCGCTAATCCAATTGCGCCACAAGTGTATTTTGTACCCTCGGCAGGACTCGAACCCGCAACGACTTGGGTCGAAACCAAGCATTCTATCCGTTGAATTACAAGGGCAATTGTTAAATATTTAAATACATTCTATATTGATGTTCAATCAATTTAAAACCAATTTTTTCCATCTGTGGTCTGCTTTTATCATTTGTTGTTATAAATATGATAAAACCGTTATAATGTTGTTGACAATATTCCAATCTTTCTTTCGAAAGTTTATCATAAATACCCTTTCCACGATATTCGGGTAAAACAAATGCACTTACAAAACCAATAGTTTTAAATCTTTTCATTGTAAAAAATCCAACAACGCCAACTAATTTATTGTCTTCAAAATAGCCGAAGAAATGATGATTTTTCTTTTTTACAATAAACATTTTTTCATTAAGAGCAATTTTTATTAAATTGTTTAGCTCCTTTTTATCGTTTTTATTTAAAAATCTAATCATAATAACATTTTTTTGTACTCCCAACAGGAATCGAACCTGTGTCTAAAGTTTAGGAAACTCCAATTCTATCCGTTGAACTATGAGAGTGTTGTTATAACATATTTTTTATCAATACTAATTTCAGCATTAGATAAAAATTCAGGAGACTCGGTGGTGTATCCTTCTAAGCGATATTTAAAATTAACCATTGCTTCAACAATTTCTTTCTCAGTTAATTCTTTTTCGCTGTCGACATTAATCGTAATTTTTACTCTATTCATTGTTTTAAATTTAAGATAGTACCCCTACGGGGAATCGAACCCCAATCTGTGGTTTAGAAGACCTCTGTATTATCCGTTATACTATAAGGGCAAATGTAATAAAAAGGGAATTAATTTCCAACATTAATTCCTTTTTCTTGTAAAAATTTTAAAAGGGTTTATCTTAGCTAATACAAAGTAAGATATAAAACAAGACAGCGATACAAGGTAAAAAATAGAAATTGAAAACCAATAACTGCCTGTTGTGTCCATCAGCCACTTTAGAGCTGCATCGTAACCCAATGGGTTGAAAAATGTTCCTAAGAATAGAAACAAGGTTGCTGTTTTTTCTCTGCTTACCTTCATCGCTTTCCATGTTATTTGTATTAATAAAGTTATTTTTAGAGAGCCGATGGCTGGATTCGAACCAGCGCGGACTTACGTCTCCAGTTTACAAGACTGGCGTTGTCGACCCCTGAACCACATCGGCATTATTTTAATTTTTCATACATTTTTCTAAGCAAATCTACATCAAGTACATTAGCTTCAAGTTCTTTGGGGTCAGTGATAATGTATAAATCCCTGTCATTTAATTCATTTAAGTATGTGCTCCAACGCCAGCTACTCATTGATTTATAATTGTAGACATCTTCAGCACTAACCTTTCCACCATACATTATTCTCAATAAGAAATTTTCTTTATCAATTCCCCATAAGCAAATCTTTTTCAATAACCATTTACCAGGGGAATCGGGTGTGGCATATAGCATGAAAGACATTTGACATAATGTATACATCGGAAATCTTATTCCAATTAAAAATAATTGAAATTTAGAAAATTTACTTCTGTCAAACTGTACATATTTGTCTTGTGGAACTTCTTTACTGATACCCGCTAACAAATAGATTATTTTATTCAACAATATTGAGAAAAACATACTTACGATAATGACCATATAATATGCTAACATCGCAAATCGATTTCCGGTAATTCCTTTCATCCATAACCACAAATCAATGGTAAATTTATATCTATCAGAAATTCTCCACCTTAAATTTTTGGATAAAAACTTTAAATAAACCTTTTCATCACTAAGTTTCATTAGTACCAAAGTATTCAGAATATGGTCTCGACTCATGTCGTTATAATCATCATTCTTATAGCTTGGATGTCTATAACCCTCAACATATAATCCTTTTTCGTCTTCTTTAATCTCGTAGCAACCCTTTACCGCTCTCACAAATGGTTTATAGTCATATGCAAGATATGCATCTAATGCCGTACCAATACAATCGCCCTTACCCATATCACCATTTGGATTCCAATCGGGGTTATGCCCCAACATTAATCCATATTCGTCAATCCAACGACCAGTTTTGCTATTGATATCAAATCCCATATTAACTTCTCCTATAAAAAATCATCTTATGTGGTGGTTTTTTATTACCACCGAAATACAAACCCAATTTATATCCGAAAAATATTTTATTTTTTTGTTTTACCGGATGTTGCATTCCAAAATTTTCATCTTCACTAGTCACTGTGTATTCAATATAATTCGTTTTAGCATTATATCTTATTTCGTAACCATACCACTTACCAACCTTAACTTCACAAATTGGTAATGTTGGAATTCTTAATTTATTAAGATATTCATAACCAACGATTTCCATTTTACTTAAATCAGCATTGGGTCTCCAACCAAATCTAAATGAATTATTATGGTGTAAACCAATGCTAAAGCCAAATAATTTGTTTATGTCATATTGGTCAGCATCATTAAATTTATAAAAACACGATTCAGTGAACATAAATCTTATTTTAATTGAATAAGATTTAGTTCTCCTGAATATTGTTAGACTTGGAAAACGAAAGAATGGAAATGGTCTTCTTCTATTTTTTAAAATAGTTACTTTCATTTGTAATCACCTGTTTTAGTAATCCACCACCATAATTGACGAACCCAAATGAATAATACAAATGCAATGCAAATTCCAAAAAACGTGAAAAATCCGGTATTAAAATCCCAGATAATTCCAACGATTGTTCCAATTATTGCTGCAAGAATTGCGTACCATGCCGATTTAATGGTCATGATAATGTTACTAATAATAAAATTCCAAATTTTTTTCATAATTCTTTTTCACATAAATACTCTTATTTCATATTGACGTTACCAATGTTTAAATTGAATTGGAGTAAAATGTGTTCGAGAATTTAGCTTGTCTAGCAAATTCGGTTTCGTCCTGAACATATTCATTGAATTCTGCTTGTGTCAAAACGACATAATCTTCAACTTCCCATTCAAACATTTCGATAATCTTATCGTAGTTTTTAGCATTATTGATTGGGGTTATCAAATCCAATTTAGCGTCAAGAGCACCATTTTCAACTCTCTTAAACTCTTTACTTAATTGATTTAGTGCCTCTTCTTTATAAGCAAGAATTGCCTTTTCGTACTCCCTGACATGATTTTTTTTATTCAGTTTAATTTGTTCAATTAAGTTTGCTTTATCAACTTTAGTTTCTCTATTACCTCTGATTCTCATACCTTCCATTTTTATTATATTTTAATTAAAATTATTTTGTAGTAAAGTTAATTAAAATTTTTCAATTAGCAAGTGTTTTGCGCACCGAGAGGGATTCGAACCCCCGACTCTCTGGTTAACAGCCAGACACTCTACCACTGAGTTACCGGTGCATTATTAAGAACTATTAGAAACATTATTAATATTGGGAAATTTAAGGTTTATTACCACCATTCTTATTAAGCTCATTAATTTTTTCCTGTTCAATATGCCAGAATTGTGAGACTTTTCTATAGAGTCTTTTTTGTGTTTCCGGTGATAAAACCTTAAAATTATCAAATGCATATCTGAAATCATTTAATACCTGTTTTAATGGATACATAGAATATATGATTTGAGTATCACTTGATTTATCAATATCCCAAGTATAAAAATGAACCTTAATCATCGCTTGTGAAAATCTCGCCCATATTTCGTGGGGTAGATTTAAATATTTCTTATACATTTCCATGTCATTAATTTGACTTCTCACAATATTATTTTCCATTTTCCGGTAATAATTTTTCCTATAATTCTTATTTTCAGGAGTGTTATACGCCATACCACCACTACGATAATCGTCATAAGAATGTTGAAGTTCGTGAACCAAAGATGTGTAGAATTCGTAATATAGTTTAGAATAAAAATCAGTTCTACTAATTACATGTTCAATTAAAATTTCATCAATTTTTTCTTTAAATCTATTGTAATCATAATAAAGGTTAATATCTCTTTCAGTTCTTGGATTATACTTTTCACCTTTATGTGTTACAATATTGCTATAATCTGCTTTATTACTACCTTTATCGTCTTTGGGTTGGAAATATATTTGAACATTACTTTCAATAACATAATTTTTTATTTCATCGTACTTATTTGAATCCATTTGGTCTACATTTACACCATAAATGTACCTGAATGACCCGTCAGTATTATATTTTTCGAAATTTTTCTCAGCAGTTGTGATAAGAATATTATTCGCTAATTTTTTAATTTCGTCAACACTTTTATACGTTTCATCTAAAACGTTCTGAATTTCTTCGTTAATAATAGTATGTAAATTTTTGTAATTCATTCCAACATAAATACGAAGAATATTGCAATTATTTAGAGCGGGAGAGGAAGGATTCGAACCTACTTTATTTCAATTTTTCATTCACAGATTAACAGTCTGCAGCTAAAGCCTAATCAGCTACACTCCCATGTTATTAATTTTGTAGTGAAGGTGGGACTCGAACCCACAACCTTGACGATATAAGCGTCCTGCGCTGACCGTTGCGCCACATCACCATATGAACCCAATCACAGTACTATGATTGGGTTCGACAAGTAGCCTTCCAGATGCACATAATTTAGAGGTGTGGAAGACATTGTTGAGCACTCTATCGGACTCGAACCGCATATCTTGATTACAAATCAAGCACTTTACCAATTAAGTTATAGTGTGCAATGGAGCAGGTAATCGGAATCGAACCGACATCCTCTGGTTGGAAGCCAGACGCACTAACCGTTGTGCTATACCCGCATTACTGTGGTGCAGGGTGGATTCGAACCACCATAGTCGGATTTTCAGTCCGATGCGTTGACCAACTTTGCTACTGCACCATAATTCTTTTAAGCGTGGGAATCTCACCCACAACATATTAACAGGGATGCATTAATAATATGCTGCGAAACATTATTTATCGCACTCAAGTGGAAATAACAGGATTCGAACCTGTGTCTGTGGGACTTCACGCCACCGCTAAACCAACTCAGCTATATCTCCATAATATTATATAGGCTACCTTGTGAGGCAGTTACCCGAATTGCGCCCTCTGCAACCCGACCTATAAAGGACAATTCCGATGCAAATGTCCGTGCTTTAGACGGCAAACTCACCCTGCGGAAACAAGGTTTGTTCCATTTACTTGTCCCTTTTTGCGCATCGAGCAGGAGTCGAACCTGCATCTCGCTGTTTAACAGACAGCCGTTTTAACCATTATAGCACTACCGATGCATTAAAAATAAGTTCTGGGGTGAGCCTTCTACTCACGTCTCCCGAATACCATTGCAGGTAACTTAAAATGTCTCGGAGAACTATCGTGTTAATCGTATTGCCAAGTACGTGTAAATAAATCTACTAACACTCAAATTCCAACAGAACATTAGGTCAGCCTCTTATGCATCCCAGAACTTTTACACCTCAAAGAGTCATGACTTCTTTTTTGGTGCACAAACCACATGATGATATCCACTGCATGTGATTCTAGCCGACTCCAAAGGTTTCGAACCTTCCAGAAGATAAGGTGCACCATAAATCTTCATGTTCCAATATTAAAGTCGAAATGAGTTTTTAACTAATTTATCAACACATTGCAATCCCACCACAGGTGCTTGTTTGTATCAATTTCATTAAGGAAACTTCACCCTTCGGCTGGTTAGGCTTCTGGATTACTAACCTTTTTTGCGGAGAGAGAGTGTACCGACCACTCTTGGGTATTATCCCAGCCTCTGTTTAGCAAACAGGCACATTACCATCCTGTCCCCCCTCCTTTTTTTAAATATTCTACCCAATTTCCAATTAAATAGTGCGGAAGAGGTAGGATTCGAACCCACGGGACTTTTACATCCAGCAGTTTTCAAGACTGCCACCATAAACCACTCGGACACTCTTCCATTAGTGAATGATTAAAATTTTGATTGCTTTGTTGTGACGGTGGGACTCGAACCCACGTTGTCTTGCGACCCACGGTATCAGCGTGGTGACTAAACCATTCATCCACGTCACAGTATTATTTTCTTCCCTTTCGCCAACCACGATTAATAAATTCATTTAATTGAAATTTTTTAATTTTTTGTGGTTTACTATATTCATCAGAATAAATCCAGCAAGTATCAAATTGTGAATTATTTATCCCAACATTCTTACTTTTTTTCATTTTTTCTATGGTTTCAGGTAAATGTTTTTTTCCTAAAAAACCTTTATAGTCATATCCATTTATTTCATTAGTTTTTTTCATTTTCTGATAAATTAATTCTTTTTCTTCATCACTTAAACCATCAAAATATTTTCTAAAAATAACTCTTCGCCAATTCTCACCATATTTTTCAATCAAAATTTTATCTGCAGCATATCTTCCCTTCAATGCCTGTTCTGAAATAAAACCACCTTTTCCACCAACCATTAGATTCATACAATCTTCTTTCGCAATTTCATTTAAATTAACAATTTCTTTTTCACGTTCAATTAGCGATTTTCTATCGGGTAGAAATTCAAGATATTCAACAACATGATTTTCTTTACCATATTTATTCAAAGAACGTCTCAATCTTTTTCCTGAACCATAATATCCATCATTTAAATTATTTGTGGAATGCATTCCGTAATAATATTTACCATTCAACTTATTAGTTGTCTTATAAATGAAATGATATTGTTTTTCTTTTCTTGCCATAATTTGTACTTTCAGATAAATACTGAGAAAGTACGAAAACGACCCAGAGCACGGAGTGGGATTCGAACCCACGATTGTACGCTTTTGCAGAGCGTTGCCTTTGACCACTCGACCATCCGTGCATAAAACCAGCATGTCAATGAACATCTTACGGAGTATAACCTGTAGAGGTTATATTTTGTATTTATAACCCGTAAGAGTTATATTTTGAGCCGAGAACCAGAATCGAACTGGTGTTGCTTGAATACCAAACAAGCATTCTACCACTAAATTATCCCGACAGTATAAAAAGAACATAAAAAAACCCGAATCTTGCGAATTCGGGTTCTTTTTAATTTTTTTGTGTTTATTTCAACACGATAAAAATCCTGAACCCGTATCCGCTATATTTCTGCCTGTAAAACTTGAACAGAATATACTTTCTCCATTACGACTATTAATCGTTGACGAAATGTTAATATTGGATACTTGTGATTTCATTATTTTATAAATTTTATGTCTTGTATAAAACTAAATACTCCGCAAAGGTAAATAAAGTTTCAATATCTGCAAACTTTTTTCAATTATTTTTTAGAATTACCGTAAAAATGATTTTTTTGTTTTCTAATATGCTTATCAAAATCACGTTTATTATAATGATTATGCCTTTGTTTATAAAGTTTAATATTCCTATCTAACTCAGTGTTTTTCAACAACATCAACGATTTTTTCTTCCGATGTACTTGTGCATATTGTTCGGTTGCACATCCAGATAATAATATTACGGATAAAATTAATATGATTGCAAATAATTTTCTTTTCATGACAGTCTTTCTATATAAATACAATAAAAAAGGGAATCAGGCAATTCCAGTATAGGAACATTTAAGGCACTTTCCGACCTGACAACTATACATACTGTTATGAATCAAAAACGAATATTAAGTTTACGTTACAAAAAAACCCCGAATATTTTCCGGGGTTTTAATTTATTAAAAATGATTAGATTTTTTCTTCCTTTTCACTTAAATCGAAAGTAAATTCTAAATCCTGACCATCAAGTTTAAGACTTAATTTGTTTTCATCGAAACTCTTGAATTCAACAAACCATTTCTTTGAAAGAATAAGAGAGAATTTAATTTGTGCAATTTCTTGCATAACTTTTCTCTTAGCAATATTCAATTCAGTTGCTTTAGAAATGAGGTAAGTGCGAAGTGCTTCCTTCTTCTGTTCCTCTGACAATGTTTTATAAATGTCAGATTCTTGAGCAGCTTGATATGCTTTAATCGCTCCGGACATTGCCCATTCGCTTACCTTCAAAGCAGCACCACTTGCTATTTTAGCCACAACATCTTCTACCTTTGGTAGACTTGAAAGACCTTTGATTTTGGTAGCCAAGTTAACTGACATGTAGAAATCCGTAGATTCTTCGAAATCAGTCTTTGGTGCAAAACCATTAAAGTCAGTAATACCAACTTCTTTAAGCCAATCGGCACATTCCTGTGCTTTTTCAGCACCGAGAGTAGGAGTAAGCAATTCAATGAAAGATTTACTTTCTTTAGGAAACAATGATTTCCTGTAGTAATCGTAAACTTTCTTATTTGCTTGCAGCTTCAATAATTCCCATTCCTGTTTAGCCAATTCGTTTGCACTAACAGCTTTTACCATTCCACGGTTTACTATTGGTAAACTTGCAAGGTCGATAACGATTCTCGGAATATCGAGATTTGTTACAACGGGTGCAGATACTGAACCAACAACGAAGAATTTAATTCCCTTGCTAGTTAAATGGTCATACAATTCCTTCGAATAGCTTACCGGAAGTTTGTCCACATTTACAATACCATCTTTCACCAAAGTGAATGTATTGTATTTGTAGGTTGCGATGTTGTCAATTTTGAATTTATTCGCAGGAAGTGTTGCATTACCTTCAATACGAATAAGAATTGAAAGATTGGCACGTTCTTCATTCCAAACCAAATTAGTTAAGGCATAACCTCTATCAGGGTCAGAATTATTGAATTTAATCGCAATATTCTTTTCACTGATTTCTTCGGTGATTTTACTCAGTTCCTCAACATTTTTGGCTTCGGCAATTCTCTTCTTATCAGCATCTGAAAGGTTTTCACCCCTAGCTACTTTCTTTCTACCAATTCTGTTGTAAACGAAATTAGAATCACTTGGATAGAAAAGGCAACCATCGATACTACCTAAATCTTCAATAAGATTCATTAGGCAATACGCATTGTCGTCAACCTTTTTAATTTTCGCTACACCATCCGGAAATCTTTTCGATACGTCAGCAACGCATTCCTTAATAGCGGTTTTAAAACCATTAAGTTTTTGTTTACCAAAAGCATTCGCTAACATATTGTAATAATGATTATCACCGAGTGCATAGAAAATTCTTTCTGCATCATCGTTCATGAGTTTGTCGGCAAGTACATAGATTGCAGCATAAAGTGCAGTATCCAATCTTTCACTTTTTGGATAATGTGGAAGACTTAATTCACCAATAGCAGTTGAACTGAAAAAGTGAACTTCTTTTACATCTGAGCCAACCAGGATTTTTCCGTCAACAATGTTGTACAATAAAACACTACCGTCAACACCAACACTAAATGCGAAATCGTAAAGATACGCATCGGTGATTTCTACAACAGATTTTTTACCACCATTGATACTTGATGATATTTTTCTGTCGAATATCGGTTCGTATTCATCAAAATTACTTGTTGAGATTTTCTCACCACCAAGAATTGAAGCCATTTCGGTGAGTTTGCGGGAATCAGCGTAGTATCCATATTCAACGAATGTTGAACTAACTACATCATTTTCAAGGTCTTTAAGTGCCTTTGTCACTTCATTCCAAGGACAGTCATTGTTATAACCGTCTGTAAGGAAAATCATTGAGAACACTGAATCGGGTCTGTTTACTTTAATTCTACCAACCAACTCTTTTACAAGTTGTAATGGTTTATAGAAAGCCGTTAACCCAACAGTACGAAGCCATTTGTCAATTGCATCGTTGAGGTCGCTAAGGGTTTTCAGGGATTTAACTTCAACTTCTTCTTTTAAGATTCCAGCATCGTTTCTTCCGGAAAACCAAACAATTGAAATTGTATCACCTTCCTTCATCAGGTTAGAGAGTTTGTTTTTCAATTGGGTTCTGATTAGTGGCAGCTCATTATACATTGAACCACTTACGTCAACCACAAATATGTGATTGGTTCTTTTCTGCACTTCTACAGTTACATTGCTATTAACTTCTTGCGTGGCAAGGAAATAGCCTTCATCAATTTTTACATGTTTTTTCATACATTTTAATTTAATTTTACAGTTATTTATTTTTCAATAGTAATATTATACGAACATATTGTTTTTAATGTTATGTACAATATCATTTATTTTCAATGCGTTTATGATTTTTTAACCAACTTTCAATATATGAATTGTCGTTACTCACAAATCCATCACGACAATCTACCTGAAAATCTCTTACGAGTTCGGATAAATCGTGAATGGTTAAATAATAACCACTCACATATTTATCACCAATAATTTTACTTTCTAGTTGTATCATTTTACTTGCTCGAAGAGCAAATTTATAATATTTATTTCATATATCAAAGAACATTTACTGATATTCTGGATTTTTTTTCACAAAATTTTCATATTCCGAAACAGTTAGTGTTGCAGATGTCCCATCGAATAATTCAAAGGTCACGTATTCGTTATCTTTATATAAAATCATTTAATTTTTATTAAGAAAATAATTCATTCCAGACATTAAGTTAGGAACATTTTGACCACCCGCACCCCGAACATTTGAGACAGCCTTCTTGAAATTCAAATTCAGTTCCACCACATATAGAACACTTCCCCTGACTTTTTTCACCATCCTTCACGTATCTTTTAATTACACGTGCAACACCATTTTTCCAAGTATTGATATGGTCTTCTTTAAAGTTAAGCGATTCTACCAACTGATATGCATATATCATTGGCATTCCATGTCTAAGCATTCCCGAAATTAATTTAGCATAATTCCAATATTCTGGGTCGAAAGCATGGTTTAGACCGGTGTGAACTTGTTTAATACCATCGCTGTCAACATATTCAATGTCATATCTCTTTTTCTTAACAATGATTTTTTCATAGGCATCATTAAGTTCTTCCTTATCAATAATATTTTTAACGATTTCACAGTCTTTAACATTCGAAGGTAAATTACTTAATCCATTTTCATTTTTACCTGTGAAGATTTCATAAGGTCTACCGTCTTTAATTCCAACAACAGCAATCCATTTCTCCAAGCTATTTTGAAATCTATGTATTTCACCTTTTAATCTCTTAGGACGTTTAGGTGCGTGATGTTCATGAAATTCAACATCCTTTTCATTATTTTTCTTTTCTGTGCTTGATACCAATACCCCACTACGACTACCATCACGATAAACTGTCATTCCTTTACAACCACTACGCCACCCTGCTTCATATACTTTAGAAACAATTTCTTCTGTAGTCTCTTTAGGTAAATTAACTGTTACTGAAATTGAGTGGTCAATATGCCTTTGTAATCTACCCTGCATTTCAACTTTTTTAACCCAGTCTACATCATTTGATGTCGCTTTATAATATGGTGAAGTTTTAACAATTTCTTCGAGTTGTTCTTTGGTCATTGTCTTAACAACGTCAATATTATATCCATTAATTACAAGCCACATTTCAAATTTGTGATGAAATACTGGATATTCCATCCATGCGATACCTTCTTCGTCAACAAAATCGATACGCACGTCTTTTTCTTGTGGATTAATCTTGCGTCTACGCATATACACAGGTAAGAATGCTGGCTCAATCCCTGAAGTAGTTTGTGTCATTAAAGAAACAGTTCCAGTTGGTGCAAGTGTTAGGAGTGCAATATTTCTACGACCAAAAGTAACCATATCTTTATAGAGTTGTTCATCTTCGTTAAAAATTCTTTCGATGAATGGATTTTCTTTTTCTCTATCCCAATCATATATTGGAAATGCACCACGTTCTTTAGCCATAGTTACACTTGAACGATATGCTTCTAACTTCAATGTCTTGTGAACTTCTTCACTAAATGAAGTTGCCTCATCTGTTCCATAGCGCAGACCCAAAGCTGCAAGCATATCGCCTTCAGCAGTAACACCCAAGCCAGTTCTACGACCCTTAATGGTCATTTTTTTAATATTCATCCAAAGATTATTTTCATAAATTTTCGTAAATGCATCTTCAGGGTCACTTTCTATTTTAGCTAATATTGCATCAATCTTTTCGATTTCAAGGTCAATGATATCATCCATGTAACGCATTGCGATTTGTGCATCATTAAAAAATGCTGACCAATCGAAATATGATTCTTTGGTGAATGGATTTCTTACATACCCAAATAAATTAATTGCTAATAGTCTACAACTATCGTAAGGACATAACGGGATTTCACCGCATGGATTAGTGCTAACCGTTTTAAATCCTTGGTCGGCATAACAATCCGGAATGCTTTCAGAGATTACCTTATCCCAAAATAAAATTCCTGGTTCTGCTGATTTCCAAGCATTATGTATAATCTTTTTCCAAAGTTTTTGTGCGTCAATTGTTTTAGTATATTTTGGAGTTTCGCTATCAATAGGATATTGTTGTTGATATGGTGTACTATCTAGTGCAGCTTTCATAAAATCATCATGTAATTTTACGCTAACATTTGCACCTGTTATTTTACCTTGTTCCAGTTTGGCATCAATAAATTTTTCGGAATCAGGATGTTTAATTGAAACACTTAGCATTAATGCACCTCTACGACCATCTTGTGCTACTTCTTTTGTTGTATTTGAGTATCTTTCCATGAATGGAACTATACCTGTGGATGTTATTGCGGAGTTCTTAACTGGACTTCCTGAAGGTCTAATATGTGATAGGTCATGTCCAACGCCACCTCTACGTTTCATGAGTTGAACTTGTTCTTGGTCGATTTTTAATATAGCACCATAAGAATCACCTTCACCTTTATTACCAATCACAAAACAATTTGATAACGATACAACTTGAAAATCGTTTCCAATTCCTGACATTGGTGAACCTTGCGGTACAATTCTTTTAAAATTCTTTAGCGTTTTATAAATCTGGTCCTCAGATAATGGATTGGGGTATTTTGCTTCAATTCTTGCAAGTTCACCCGCAATTCTTCGATGCATATCATCCGGTGTAAGTTCGAAATAATCCGTATCATTTTTTAAACAATATTTATTTATCCATACTTCGGTAGCTAATGTATCGCCTTTAAAGTATTCTAATGTTGCTTTATAAATTTCGGATTTTGCGTAAGTTTTTAAGATTTTTTCGTTCATAATAAAATTTAAGATTTCGTAAAATTATAGATACAAATATATTCATTTGCCATAATAAATACAACGACTTTGAGAAATTTTCGGAAAAATAATTAAATAAATTTTAAGTAATTATGTAACAAACTTTTAGCTAAATTATAAAAAATTTTAATCAATAAAAAAGGGGTGTTTGTCAACACCCCCCCAAAAAACAAAATAGAAACAAAACAGAAAAATTTATTTAATTGTGAATGTACCACTTGTCGTGATAACATCTTTTATTACATCATCGTCCTTATCATCAATTAATTTCTTAGACAATTTCTGAAAATTATCTGATGTGCTACTCATTGACCTATAGCTTACACTCGCATTATTCAGTGTCGCTGACATATTTGCAACACCAGCAGCACTTGCAGTATAATTAAATGTATTTCCAGCACTTACACCAAAACTTGTTCCAACAGCAAACGCATCTTGATTCGCAGCTAAATACATGAAGTTCCAGTTATCTTTTTCACAAGATTTAATTAATTTTTTAACATCTTCTAATTTATATTCTTTACTACTATTTTCTTCACCATCGGTTACAATAACACACAATACTTTTGCAGGTGCTTCGTTTCCAAGTATTTCAAAATTTCTTTTCTCGACATTGATTGTTTTACCAATCGCATCATAAAGTGCTGTCATCCCCTGTGGATACCAAACTGCACTTGTAAGTTCTTCTGCTTTTTTAATATCAATATTATCATAAAGCAGTTTATATTTATCATCAAATAATGCAACGGTAATAGTTGCTTCATCAGGTAATTCTTTTTGCTTTTTAAGGAATGCATTGAAACCACCAATACTGTCCGACATAATATTTGACATCGAACCACTTTGGTCTAAAATACAGATAATGTGAGTTTTTTCGTTTGAGGTTATTTTAATAATTTCTTCGGTAACAGTTGTCGTAACAGTAGTAGTTACCTTCCTTTTTTTATTAGTCATTTTTCATATTGCTTATGCTTTAAAGTTATTTTTAGCAAATATAAATTAATTAAAATTAAAATGCAATAGTGATTTTAAATAAAAAAGCCGAGATATTTTCTCGGCTTCTTATTGATTATCGGAATTTAATTGTTCTTTAAATCTCTACGTAGGAAATTACTCCAAGTATTGATTAGTTCGTCAATTGTATCTAAATCTTCGCTATATATCTCGCTGTGAGCTGCGAGTGCATATGAGTGAAGTAAATTGATGATGAATTCTCTACCCTGACGGTTTAATTTTTCAAATTCAGTGTAGAATCCGTGGTCAAGGTTAATGCGAAGTAAATATTTACCACCACCCATATGACGAGGAACGTAAAACGAACCGCTTTCACCATTGTGGACGAAATCGACATCGATTTTATATTTCGTTTTCGGTTTCCTAGGATTTTCTTCCTTTTTACGGTCTCTTTTTACATCGTTTTCTTCCGGAGCATCGGTAATTACTTCCTCCTTTTTAATAAGATTGCCTTTCTTATCTCTTAAAAGAGTTGGGGTGCTTAAAGATTTGTTTTTACTGTTAACGATGCTTTCAACATCTTTTTTCACATTTTCGTCAACATCTTCGTTTATCGGAGCATTCTTTTCCCTTTCCTCTTTAGCATATTTAACGTAATTGCTGACATCCGACTGCATTTTATCCGTTAATTGCTGTGGCATAATAATCCTATTCTTCATTACATTTGTTTTGAAGATATGGTCAAATTTACCATCGAAAAGAATTTCTGCACGGAAATTGGTATGGTGACCCGATGATTTATCAATACCTGAAAAGTCAAGTCTTTCGGCTTCCATAATTTGACGTTCATTACGCATAACGTAAAAACCATTAGACCTACCATTGAGTTTTTCGGAAGGATAGACAGTTTCAATTTCACTGTCAACATAATAATATTTTACAATAACCTCAATCAATTCCCCATCGATATTGAATTGATATTTTTGTTCGGGTTGATTTTCGTTAAGGAGTTTTGTCCCCTTCAATTCTCTACCCATTTGGTCGATTTTTCTGATTCTTTTATCATTCAAATAAAAAGCAATTTTCCCATCGCTGTTATTTCCATTACTATTTTCGCTAATGAAATAACGATAAACTCTTCCAATTGTTTTTAAAAGAATTTCATCGAACTGAGATTTCTGATGATTCGAAATTCTGTCGAGACTATAAATCTCAATAATTGTTCCCGTTGGTGCATCATTCGTTAATTTCACAAATGACTTAATGTCGTCATCGTCAGATTCTTCAATGGAAACAAATTTCCAAGATTCCTCTTTAATGGCTCTGTCCAAATCGAATATACCGGTAAGATAGGTATCGTCAGCGTGTTTGGTAATCACTTTAAAACCACGACCCATTGAAACGGTTGCAGCATTTAAACCAACACCAAAAAATCCTAATTCAGTTTCACGTTCTTTGTGGGTTTCCGAACCAAGTTTTAATGCTTCAATAAGTGTTTCTTTAACCATACCACTACCATTGTCGATGATTAAAATTCTACCCTTTCCTTTATCGGAAAATTTAGTGAGAATTTTAATGAATGGATTTGGATTGCTATCCATAGAAACGATAGCATCAACTGAGTTGTCAACAATATCGGCAATTGCCTGATAATTGTCGTAACCAGTGTCACGAAGAGATTCTAAATAACGGGGATTTGGGGTAACATCATAAAGATGTTCGTCTGTGGCGATTGCGTACTGTACTTCAGCAATTTCGCCCGGAGTTTTATTTATCATATATTTATATAATCCAAGTTTTGTACTTGAATTCGAAGACAAAATTATGGTAAATAATTTAAACCGCCAAAAAAAATCAATAAATAATTCTAAAACATGCTATTAAACATATTATAATAATCTAAATAAAAACTATAATTGATTGTATTTAGAATGTATTTATTGAAAAGTAATATCAATGAATGATAATATCGCTAAAATTATTAATGAGGAAATCAATAATTTTAATCAATCTGAATATCTCAGGTGGAAAAGACAAAATGTAACTATTAGAGGTGTCCAAGAATTAGGTAAAGAAAATAATGGAATGGCTTCATTTGGTCAGGGTCTATATACCGCAGCATTAAGTAATCGTGGATTAGCAAGAAAGTATGGTAAAGTATATTTTGTTGTCGGAGCAATACCGAAACATCCAAAAATTGTTAATACTTTGAATGATGCTGAAATGTTTATACAACGACTTGCGATGAATTATGGTAGAGAAAAGGGAATTGACGATTATTTTGATGCGAAAAGAGATTTTGATACAAACACAAATGTTAATGATGAAATGTTAAGATTAGGATATGATGGATTAGTAATTAAAGGCAGAGAAATGGTTAATTATACACCAGATAATGATAAAATCAGGTACTTTGAAACCGAGAACCAATTGATTCGGTATTACGAAGACTTTGTAGAATAAAATTGTGCACCCGAAGGGAATCGAACCCCTATTGGTCTCCTTAAGAGGGAGTAGCATCGCCATTCTGCCACGAGTGCTTGAGCCTATTTCAACACGATGAATGTGTCATCCTGTTTTTCAATACCCTTGCGTATCCACCTCATTAATGTAATTGCTTTGATTTCAGGATAGATATACACATCTTTCCATTCAGCATCATTGCAATTAATTTCAAGTTGATAAGAATGATTCTCATTATCAATTCTATAATACGCTTTACCATTGCATATATGGCTTAGTTTAGCCATAGTTCCATTCACAATTTCTTTTAGTGTTTCCATAATCATATATTTGTGGACAGGGAGGGATTCGAACCCCCGAAAGCCGAAGCTACCAGATTTACAGTCTGGCGGTTTTAACCACTCACCCACCTGTCCATTTGTGTATTCGGTGGGAATCGAACCCACGTTGTGTTGTTTAGACACTCTGCTTAAAAGGCAGGAGCATAACCACTTTGCTACGAATACTTGTCTACTTTTTATTGGGACATTGGACTTAAAAAGTAGTAAAAAACCCTAAAAGTGCACCCGACAGGAATCGAACCTGTGTCATCTGGTTAAAAGCCAGAGGCATATCCCCTTTGCTACGGGTGCGTATGGATATTTCAGTTACGTTGGGTACAGAAATTGCCTAAACTCTACCGTAAGTGCCAGCAGCAGGAATCGAACCTACACAGCCGAAGCGAGACTTTTACAGAGTCTTAAACTCACCACCTGTTCAATACTGGCATTTGTGAGAGCAGATGGATTCGAACCACCTATGTTCACCCCACTGGGACAGAGATTATGCGCCTCTGCGCAACACCACTCGTTGCCGTACTCTCATTTGTGACCCCTCTGGGACTTGAACCCAGAACCCCCACCTTAAAAGGGTGGTGCATCTACCAATTGAGCTAAGAGGTCTAAAAACAAAAAAACCCGAATCTTTCGAATCGGGTCTCTGTGCTTTATGCAAAAATCATTGCTTATTTTTGCTTTTTGGACATAACATTCCCGATTCTCGTAAGATGTTTCTTATAAGATTTTTTACCGTAATAATATGTGCCAAAAATTTTCATTGCTTTAATTTTTTAATATGTTTTGATTTCTGAGTGCAAAGTAAAGACATAAATACGAATAAAACAAGTAAATGTTACAAAAACTTGTAATTATTTTTAATTAAATAAAAAATGGGAAGCATGCTTCCCATTTTATTTAATTAACTTAGTTTATTCTAATCTATTATCTTCTAAGTTTGAGAGACTGTGTACATAAGGACCTCTTGGAGCATGGCTTGAACTAACAGTAGTTGACTGTCTATTCGACCTTGAAGTATTATGTGTACTAACAGTAGTGGATTGTCTATTCGACCTTGAAGTATTATGTGTACTCGCAGCTAACTTATCTACAGGTATGTTTGATTTTGAGCTAACAGTACTTGTTGATGAAGATTTCTTATCATTTGAAGTTTTTACGGTAGTACTTCCATAAATTTGTGTTGACCCAGATGAATTCATCGTTGTTGAACCACTTATAAGTGTAACACTTTGAACATTATTAAATCTATTATGTATTTCAATACCACCAATTGAATAAAGAATTGGAGAACTAACTGTATAAATATAATCAGTACCATTGAACGTAGGTGTTGAAACAATTCTGCTTGGTTCAATACGAATACTTTCATGTGTTTGTCCATCAGAGCATCCAAGTAATTTAATCCAATACGTAGCAGGATATGTTTGACCATTATTGGTATATGTTGAGTCAATAAAGGATTTAACTTTCATTCTATCTGCATAAGGGAATGTAGCAATAACTGTTTCATTACTATATACTTTTCTAATTACCTGTAATGTTGTATATGTAAGTTGAGTTTCTGGCATCCAACAAATTAAAGGTTTTGGTATTCCACTAACAATTGCATTACCAACGCCAACTAAATTGCCAAAATTTGGTTGTTCATATAATGTAAATGCTCTTAAACTTACTACAGGAGCACCGTTAGTTTCTGTAATGGTTAATCTATATTTAGTTGCAAACTTAGGATTACCAACTATAAATTGTTCTTCAGTATCATCTGCAAAATCTTCTGAATCAAATCCAGTAACTTCATCAAGTTTAACCCAAGCACCACCAACATAACCTTCCAATATCCAAGATTTTGGAGCACGGTCTAAATATTCAATAACATTCCCTGGGAGAATTCCATAACGAGTTACTCTATAACCAAGCGTTGTAGGAAATACTCCTTTAGTTAAATCAACCTGTATCCATTTTGTGCTAGATGAACTAGATACCCATTGATTTTGGGTTACAAAGTTGTCAAAAACATAATCTTTTTTATATATTGCACTAAAATCCCCGCTTGAAGAATAAACGGCATTAATACTTGTATCAATTTTATCCATATCAGCATAAAGAATAATTTCAGTTATCATAACTTGATTACTTAAACCCTTTTGTTTGGTGATTACTAATTGATAATTTTTATGCGTAGATAAAGCAGGAATTGGGAATAATGATTCTACATTGCTCACGAATCCTGAATAATCAACTACTTCGTGTATTGTATACCATGAACCACCTTCCAATACTTGTAATGTCCACGATACTGGTGCATTTTCTTCAATAGAATAATTTGCAGTGTCCTTAATTTTTATTCCATAGTATTCCATTTTCTTTACTGATGGGAATGTTATCCCAATAGTTTTAGGTGAAGTGGTACTTAATGAGACCCAATAAGTAGTAGAATTGCCATCGAACGCTTTGTTTTTCGTGTAAGTAGAATAGTCACCTGAAGAGGTGTACGTGCAACTTGCAACTGTGTTTGTTTTTTGTATCATAATTTATATAGTTTTTTGTACTTATAAATACAAAAAACTATACGATTAACTAAACTTAATCATTCTAAATAGGGTAAAAATTAGAATTGAATGTTAGATAATAAATATGCTATAACATCGATTGTCCAACCATTTCCAAGCATTTTATATCGCTGAGTATTACTAACGCCACTCACATTTGTATAGTTATCCGGCACGGTTTGCAAGCGTTCACATTCTAATGGTGTTAGTTTACGGAAAACATAATTTTCATCTAATATTATATGTTCTTTAGTTAATGCTGTGGTTAAACAATTGGCTTTATCGTCCGTGCGTGGAACTAATTCTTTACCCCTTCTAGGGCAATAATCTTTTCCATACTTTGATTGGTATTCTCTTCTTATTGCTTTAGCTTCTTCAGTTCGCCTTTCGGTAAACATAACTTGTTTGGCAATTTTATTGTCTCTAAATTTCCCAATATCATTATTGACGATGCTTTCTTCCGTCAATAAAAACTCTTTATCGTTGACATTAGTTTCTAAAATTGAAGACAAAGTAATATTTTTAACGACCTTTAATCCATTTCTTTCACTTCTAAGGGTCGGGCATTTTTTATCGTAGATTCTTATTTCCCTATTTTTATAAAAGTCTTCCAATATTATATTACCACCATCTTCAGTAATATCTTTAATTAATATGCCTTTATCTAATAATGCGTTATCGATGTTTATATTAGTCCAATATAATCGACTGCGATTCTGTGCACTAACTAGATTTGAGTTAATTAAAATGGGTTCTACTCCAAGATACGATGAAATTACGTCTTGCCATTCCTTCTTCATTTTAACGTTTTCTAAAAGAAAATGCTTTGGCTTGGTTTCATTTAATATTCTAACAAATTGAAAAAATAATTTGCTGTGAGGGTCTTCGAAATTCAATTGTTTTCCAGCTTTACTAAATCCGGTACATGGACTACCACCAATTAATAAATCGATTTTAGGTAAATCCTGGCTTTTAACATTCAACACGTTTCCCAATTGTTGGGTATTGGGATAATTATGTTGACTTACCTTAATAGCAAAGGGGTCGATTTCGGAAGCATAATAGTTTCCATAATCAACCCCTGCTCGGTTTAAAGCGATTTGACCACATGACATTCCGTCAAAGAGAGATAATACATTCATTTTCATAAAGTTTCATCTACATAACCATCCTTAAATGGTTTACTATATTCAGGTCTTATCATATTCCATATGATTTCATCGTAACTATTTTTATCGTAAATTTTAAATAAAATTGAACGATAAGCACTTTTTTGTGCTTCCATTGCAAAATCTTTACGAATAACAGTGTCGTCATTATAATAAATCCTAATAAATTCCTTCAACGCCAATCTCTCAATATTGTAGAATTCATTATTTAATGTTGCTACTGTTTTATTAAGCCACTGATAAAACTCGTCAGGTACTCTATCAAGCAATTCATCAAATTCATATTTGTCTCTCAAATGTTCCCAAACAACTAGATTTGAGACATTTGTTATGATTCCGTGTAGTCTAACATATTCAGCAAATTTCATCTTAATTCTTAAACCACTGTAAAACCTAATTACAAATCCTTCTTTGTTTTCTTCACCCTTAGTTATCAATTCTCTTAATTCAACGAAAGACTTAATATTAAATTTCTTTACAACGGTAAAATATTTTGAATGCATTGAAACTAAATCGTCATAATATAATTCAAAACCATCTAAAGTGTTAACTCTACCTAATAATACTAATTCTCTTCTATTACCGTAATCGACAACAATGCGATTTTCTGGATACAGAATTTCGAACAAATATGTTTCTTTAACGTCTAAATGATTATATGTATTAGACTCAATCATTTTTCTTCCTTCAATCGCTTGTTCAGATGCGAAAGAACCCCTTGACGCAATTATCCATTCCATACGTGGTTCGTAGTAAAATAAGATAATTAATGAGCCATCCATTTTTTCAAACACATCGAAGTCCTGAGACCAATCGAATTCTGATGGGTCATATTCTTCATAGTTCTTGAATTTTTGAAATGGTCGTGCTAAGATATTGCCTTCGGCATCAATAACGAGTCCACGGCATGACAAAGTATATTCATCCCAAAATTTCTTAGACTGAACCTTTGGCGAATAATTAAGAATCCAAATATCATATTCTGGATGCTTGTTTGAGATAATTAAGCTATTGTCGATATATGTATTTAATACATTCCAATCGACTTTTTCTAAAAATGAGTTCATGTGCAATTATACGAATAATTTATGATTATGTTACAGTATTTATGTTAAAATTAATGATATAAACATAAATAATACATTTTATGAAAAATAGTAACACAAAACAGATGCTCTTCGAAATGATGAGAAAGGTTAATCCAGGTTTTCTTTTGAAAGAAGAATATTATAATGAGGTCGAAGAAAAGCAATCTTTTTCAACCGATATGGTCAATGATATTAAAACAATGTTGGGAACAAGACCAACATTATCCCCAAAAGAATTACAGCAGCTTGCAACTGATTATCAAGTAAGTCCTGAAGAAGTTCAACAAGCATTACAGTTTGTGTTAGATAGCAATAAAGAGAATAAACCTCAAATTCCAAATAACAGCCAAGAAGCGGAAGAAGTTAATGATTTTTTTAAATTTTTAAAAAATAATCTAAAACCAGGGTCATTTGCAACTGTGTCATATGGTTCAACATTAGATAGATATTTAGCCAAACCGAAACAAAACCCAATGGTAGGAAAATTTATTAAACTCACAAAATATAGCTTCGAATGGGAGAAAACCTATGCACAGGAAGCAGAAAAGGTTAATCCTGAATGGGAAATACAACAAAGAAAAGGTGAATATACCAAAGTAGATGGATTCAGCGTTGTAAAATTGGATAGAAATGGTGACGAAGTATTTGATATTGTTCCGAGGAATCCAAAATCAATCGTTTTGGTTTTAGATGAATCTGGTAATGTTGCCGACACATTGAAATCCGGAGAACTACAGAGTAAATATGCACAATATTTTATGCCTAGTTTTTTTAATTCAGCAGCTCCGTCATCGGGTTCTGGAGTACCTTTTAGAGCATTAAAACTATATGCAGTTAAAAGATTAGCTGCCGGAGGTAAAGAATGGTTGAACCCTAAATTTAAATACGAAAAATTTAGCGACTATTTTAATCAAATTCCAAAGGGAGAAGAATAATTATAGTATTCGTATTTTTTTTGCCAAGAACCATTTACCACCTTGGTGTTCAGGTCTATCGAATTCCGTGAAATCATCCATTTCAACCTGTACCCAAATCCTATTTTTCTCACTTAGATGTGGGGCAATTGGTTTTTCGGTACAATGCCAAAATGGTCTATGTTTAAATCCATCGGTTGGATATGATTTAGCGTCTAACCATTCCCCACGTTTAAGTCGTTCTTTTTTATTGATGAACAACGATGTTATTTCTCCGGACTTTAATTGCCTGAATAATTTGTATGCGATTTGCGTCATTATTTAATTAGATTTTCGTATTTTCCAATAACAATTGGAAGAAGTTCTTCACGAATTACCTCATGTGTCGCATTCACTGCCCAATATGTTTGGTTTTCATTCATTAGCATATTCTTAATTTGGGTATCTAATGCTATTGCACCTTCCTCAGTTTGCATCCTTCCAGCCTCAACATATTTTTTTTGTCTTATAAGAAAAACATTCAGGTTTTCGAATTCATTATTAACATCCAGAACTAAGTTTTTAAAATTCTCATTCTTTGTACTATCGTAAACTAATGAGAATAATAGCGGGGAATCAGTAATGATTATATCTACCTTACCAACAAGCCTACGCATTTTGTGAACTTGTTTTCCGAAAATATATATTTGGTCATCAAGCACTTTAAAACTTTCTTCCCAAACTTTTTCTTTAGCAAATTCCATAACAAGTTCGCAGCTATAACCTTGCCATTTTAATTCTGAAAATATTTGTGCAGCTGTTGTTGATTTTCCTGTTCCAGGTCCAGCAAACAAATTAATAACTAGTGGTTTCTTTAATACTTCCATATAAATCATTTTGAAGTACAAATATATGTAAGATTTTTAACTATCCAAGAGTATTTATAGAAAATGTTGTCAAATGAATAATATTATACTTGAAGAAATTCAAAAATTTCTTAACGAATCTTACATAGTAAATGATGAAAGATTTAAATTTAATCAAAGGTTAAACAATTCGTCATTCAATAATTACGATAATTTCACGACAGAATTTGACAATAAAATTATTGGTAGCGATATTATTGCTACTTGGGGTTTTTCTTTTTGGTTAAACGAATTCGGAATAGAAAACTTTATAGTTGATGTTGAAAAGGTAGAGGGAGTGTTTATGTTACAATTATACGATAAACATACCGATGAAATGAAACAGGAAACACAAAAAAATATCGGTGAATATCAGTGGAAATTTATTATTAATAATGCCAATCTTGCTAAAGATAGTTCATTATATATTTCCGGATTATCTTTCGATTTCAAAACTCAAGAATGTAAAGTAAATTTTTAATTATGAACACCTTACTATTAAAATCGTTAATCACTGAAGAAGTAAGTAAAATTCTTAATGAAAGACCTTATGCTGATGAAGATATTGTTGATAGAAATGATATTAATATACAAGATGAATATGATAAATTAAATCAGCAACTCTTTAATGGTATATTACCCAAAGTACCACTATTGTGGAAGGATAATAGAAAGAAAACACATGGTTATGTTCATGGAACATATAATAGATACACCGGTGAGGTTACTATCTCATATCTAGCAATGTCGTCATTCCATAAATTCACGTATCGACAATTTAAAAATGTTTTGGCTCATGAAATGATTCATATTAAACAAATGAGTTCGGGTTATCGTGGTGGTCATGGTTGGGATTTTATGAAAGAAATGAATAGGATAAATGGTATGGGACTAGGGTTTAAAATTACTGTATTTGCTGAAGAAACTGCAGGTGTTTCAGATGATGTAAAAAATGGTAGGACATTAATTGGTATGATATTCAATATTGATGGAAAATATTATTTGTCAGTTACAACCCCGAAAGTTTTTAATACCGAAGGCGAGTATTTATTTGATTTTGTTGAGAGATTAGTCAATGGTGGAAAATATAATAGTTTTGAAATTACTGCTGTGGAAACAAAAAATCCGGCATTACTTTCATTTATTATTGCTAGAAGTTTAAGACGTGGATTTAAATATGGACCACTATCCAATGACTTGTTGGAACAATTACTTAACGACAACATAATTAAAAATGTTAAGTTTGAAAGAGGTAAACCAAAGGTAGTTAGCGAAAATCAAATTGATGAAAATGCTGAAGACCAAGGTGAATGGGTAGATTTTGAGATATCATAATAAATAATATTAAAATATTAAAATAGTATAATATGAAAGATAATAAACAAAGACTTTTTGAAGTTATGGGAAAGATTGACCCAACATTCAAACATAAATTAAATGAAGTTTCTACAGGGTTAGCACAACGAGCATTAAATACCACTATGCGTGATAAATGGTCGGGAAGTAATTCGGAAATTAATCAACGTAAAGCTGGACAGCAAATGGATAAATTCTCACAATATGTTAATCCTGAATTAAAAAAATATGTAATGGGGAAATTTGCAGATGTTCAGGGTTTTGAAATGTATTCTCCTAATGGTGCTGAAATCGTTTTAAGTTTTCCAATTTTGGATAATCCAAATATTGAGAAAGTGAAAGTAGCTATAGGTCCTGAAACTTCTAAGGTTATAAAAGTAATTACTGATAAAAATGGTGGAAGACCTGAAGAATTAGAGGGTGGAAGTGAATTATTATCACAGAATCATATAAGCATTTTACCTACAATTATTAAAAGAATTCAAGCAGATATTCGTGGAGAAAAAAGTCAATATAATCCTGCAAAACCCGAACCTGCAGCTGAACCAGCACCAGTACCTGTGCAAGAACCCGCACCTGTGCAAGAACCAGCTAAACCATCTGGATTTTTTAATAAAATTAAAGATAAATTTAAATAAACATATTGGAAATCTAAACCCATCGAATTCGATGGGTTTTTTGTTGCGAGTGAGGGACTCGAACCCTCGGTCTCCACTTTATGAAGGTGATGCTTTACCACTAAGCTAACTCGCAATGTGTTGACATCACCATTTGATGTCAACGTAAATGTACCTGTACCCACCATATTGTTTATCAACAAATTTGATGGGTTTTTTCATCCATTGTTTTGGTTGTTTTGAAACAAGTTTCCAATTTGGTAACTTTGTATGAGTTCCTGATTTACCACGACAGGTATTCATATCGTCATAAATATATTCTCCATACCATTTACCTTCATAGTTTTCACCTTTATGGTATTTGCAACGTGAACAATGGATTCTACCTTTGCGTTCAAGAAGTTCTTTATACGCACGATTGAATACACCACGATTAGTAGTGGTCTTTGAAATAGTTTTTACTCTCATTTTCTTGTAGTCGCATTAGAGCAACCTACAAGACTTTAAATTTTTCTTTCATCGTTTTAAATTTTAATTAAATTAGTGTCCTTGGAGGGACTCGAACCCTCACGCCCGAAGGCAATAGTTTTTGAAACTATCACGTGCTACCAATTTCATCACAAGGACTTTAAAATTATTTATATTCTTCCGGTAACGCATTCAAAAATTTCCCAATAAATTCAGCACCACCAGTAATTGTAATTTTATCACTATTTACAATTTTTGGTATGTCACTTAATTGCGATATTTCTTTTTTCATACCATTTGCCCTTCGAATATATTCGCATAAACCTTCACCCGCTTTAATATCTATCATAGTCTTTTCTTTACAGTTTTTTTAATAAATTATTGCCATATTATTCAAATGTTAATGGGTGTCCGAAACTATCTTCGGGTTTCAGAACTAATTTTCCTTCTTTCACCAAGTCTTGCTTTGCTGCATCAAGAACCATGCAACAAATATTACCCATGTCCTGTTGGTGATATTTGACGAAATCATTACGATGCTTCTCTGTAGTAAGTAGCATAATTTCTCTTGCTTCTTCACGAGATTCAATTCGGATTTCATGATTAATGACTTTCCTGCATTTTTCATACAGTACATCCACAGGCACTTTTAATTTCGCCATAATTTTTCTAATTTTTGGTAGCGGGGATGGGACTCGAACCCACACGGGCATTACTGCCCACTGGATTTTAAGTCCAGCGTGTCTACCAATTCCACCACCCCGCCATTGGTTAATATATTAACTACTAATGAATCGCCACCCATTTAATGGTTAACATTTTATCTCTTAATCCGTAGAATCCAATATTATTCTTTTTTTGAATCCCCCACGTTTTTCATTCTTTTCTTTCTTCTCTTTATCGATTTCATCTGCTTCAAAACCGTAATATATTGATAGACTTTCCAGAACTTCCATTATGTCAACCATTTCTTCAATACTTGGGTTATCTTCGAATTCCTGGACTTCTTCCCTGAGTTTTTCGTGAAGTTTAGTTATAAATTCTTCATTATTTTCAGCAATATGATAATCACATTTCGAACCCTTTTTTACAATGATTTCCGGAATCCTATCCCTTACTAATTTATTGAATTTTTTCATGCACTTAATAAATGTTTAAAATCCCCACCATTATATAAATCAAAACAACTGCCCTGACCATGCATGATTCTGAAATAATATCCCTTGAAGAACCTTATTTGCGTATTAAACATATTCTCAAGTTGTGCTACCCTAATTACTTCAAATTCACGTTGTACATAATCGATGATGAATTGCAGCTTGTTATTAGGATATGGTTCACAACCACTGTGGTAGCATTTTTCACGCCATTCTTCCCCATGTTCAAGTATTAGCCGATACATTAACTTATCAAAATCATGTGTCTGTAAATACGCCTCAAAACGCCTGTAGCGACCTTCTTGAATTTCTTGGATAATTCGTTTATTTTCGAAATATGCAATACCTTCTGGTGATGCAATATAATCATCCAACATTTTGCTCATTTTTTCATAATCGAGTCCCATAACTAATTGATTTTTAATAGTTTATTTTTCGATGTAATTGTTTGTCCAATAGTAACATTAATCACACGAAATTCATCATTATCATCAGTAAATGATATTCCAGCACTTTTAAAATTTTGGTCTTCACATAATCTAAAATCAGAAACTCTTGTTTTAAATGCTAAATATTTATTTAAATCATCTTGTACTAATTCTTGTGTAATTAATTCAAAATTTTCTTTACATAGATTTTTAAGTACTAATCCAATTAATTTACTTTTCAATGATTTCTTTCCCATAACTAATTGATTTTTAATGTATTAAGTGGAAGCGGAGGGATTCGAACCCTCGTCTTAAATGTGATTAATAGGTTTTCTACAAGTTTATCTCGTTTTTCTAAACAAGCAAAATAGAATAGTTTACATTTTAGTTTCTCTTCGGGATTCGTTACTCACTTATTCATAACTTACTTCACCAGAAGTTTTTGTTGGTTTGTTTATTCCCTACGCTACCATTGCGAGTTCAACACTCTTTTTTACTTAGTCTGATTCAACTAAGACTTGCTTACTTTACCAATCTGACATCTAATCAAATCCAAGTCGCCCCCATAATATCAATGAACTAATTTATTCCAATTTTCACATGCTTCGGTATTACTATTACATTCTCCGGTAGCACGTTGACAATCTTTACATTTAATACCAACTTTTCCCTCATTAAATCTAACAAATACCCATCCTTTCGCACCACAGGTACATGGTATTAATGTCCTGATTAGTTTCTGACTTGGTTTACGTTTCTTACTAGGAAACATTTCGGGATGAAGTGCTTTAAGCACCTTTCTATATTCTCTAGATATCCAAGGGTCTTCATGGTGTAAACCATCCCCCATCATATCACCAAGTTTAATTAATTGTTGATGTAATCTATCGGTTTCGCTTTCCATTAATAGTCAACGTTTTTATAAAGAATCGACCACTTTTCAATAAATAAATCTTCAAATTCACTAGCATCGCAAACATTCAATTGCGTGTACCCAACACCTGTCATGATTCCCAACAATAAATATTTTGGGTCTTTAATACCTTTGGTAATATGTGGTTCAAATGCCCTATCCACAGTTTCTTCACCCTGTAAGCATCTTAAAATCACATTACCATCTTCTCTATATTTGAGAAACACTGCGGGTATTATGTGAATATCGTGTAATTCTTGTTCCATTTTAAAATGTTGTTTTACCCTAAATACTTTATGATTTAACTATTAAACCACTTTATTGTTTTATCTCCTATATTTTTGATAAATTCTTTTACAGACTCCCAATTACTAGCAAATATATCGTACATCGAAGGACCTTCTTTTTTTGGTACAACTATAAATCCTGATTGCTGTGTAGTTTTATTATTCTCTGAATAATAAGTTAGCTTTCTAATTTTAGCATACAAATTTCCATTTTCGTTTCTTAAATTAGCATTCTCAACCCTCAGTCTTTCAATTTCTTTAATTAAGGAATCGGTTTTAGATTCAACAGAATTAGCTTCCATCACTCTCACTCTTTTTTCGTACACTTTTCTTTCGAACAACGCCCTTTGTTCTTCCATGTGTCTTTTAAATTTTTCTCTTTCAGTTTCAAATTGAAACCCACCTTCATGACTTTCAGACATATTATTTAGTTTTTGGTTCTTTTCTAAAACTCCATTTATTAAATCCGTGTTGTGCAATCTTATATTTGTCTTCAATTTCAACGATTTCCTTTTCACCCCTACCTAATACACCACCCATAAACATCTGAATTTCTTGAAACGCTTGAAAACTATCAAAAATTTTAAAGAACTCATAATCTTTTAGTGTGGGATTAACAAAGAATTTTGTAGTATCTCTACCCCAATATTTACCAATGGATGTTCTGTTATGATAGACTTCATATATAAAAACAGGTACTTTTAAATCTATAAATAATTGCAACGCATCATAGCTTACAACATAATTATATTGGTCAATTAGTTTACCACTCCAACCATCACAATTAAATATGCTCTTAATAAATTCAAAATCATATGTGATGTCACTCATTAATACTTTACCCTGTGGAGCATCTACTTCATATGAGAGTTTCCAACCAACATAAAGTTTTCCACAAAATCCAATTATGAAATTATCGGCTACCATAATATGGCATTTTTTTTAGAATATTTGGGAATTTATTTTCCTCGATTTCAACAGTTTCACGGTTATACACAAGTGTTTTGTCGATACCAACAGTACCAACAACGCCATCGTAATAATCTTTCTTTTTTGAAATAATAAACATAATACAGTATTTAAAAATATTTCAAATATAGTATATTATACGATAATCAACAAGGAATGTTACAGAAATTAATTAAGAATTTAATAAATTTTGTATTTCATTTGAATTTGCAACCTTTTTCAATTCTTCAACAATTATAACTACATCTTCTTTACTTGCATTATAACGGTTTTTAAATTCATATAAAGTGTTGAAAAATTCGGTTTTATTTTTCATAACCGAATTTATGTTAATTTTATTTTCATTAACAAACTTATCAAACTTTTTATAGGTTGGATTAATTTCCACCACATTGTCGACAATAACTGCAACACGTGGCTTAGTATTTTCAATAATAACCTCTTTTTGTGATTCAACCATTTCGACCTGCACCTTTTTATTAGTTTCGAGTTGAAATTTATCTCTCCATGATTCGAAATGTGTTGATTCTGCAATAACTTCCAATAAAACTGTCCCCTCACATTCATTCATTTCCTTAAGTGCGGGTATTACTACCTTACATTTACCATTAGTATCAATATCACCATAAAATAAAAGATTTCTTTTATTAGGAAATTCTAGAATTAGTCTAGCCTTGGTTTCATTAATATTCGCACCATCAACAGATATGTTGCATTCGAATAATTTTGTTTTATCTGTGAAAAATTTTTGCATAACAATGTTTTCATATAAATAGTTCGATTTTATAAATTAGTACTAAATCGTTACCCTAACTTTAATACTTTCATTTAAATCGGTATCACTAATTTTTATATTCTTAACATTGACTTTAGTTTTATAGCGTTGATTGTCGAATTTTCTACCACCACCCCAACCACTACCCCCACTAACTAATGTTTGCGAACTCACTTTAATTCCAGATAAACCACCAATTAACCCATCCGCATCTTTAACATTAATTTTAAAATCACCTGCAGGTAAACCTGAGAAATTATTACTTACTTGATAAGGATTATCATTAATTGAATATGTGTATGGCATAGTACCACCACTAGCAAATACCTTAATACTACCATCTAATGAATTATTTTGAGTTAAATCAGTAATTATTAAACTATAAATAAACGGTATTACTGTTGATGGTGGACCCGAACTAGGGACAGTTAATTTAATTCCACCAATACTATCAATTAATGAAGCATAGTCTTTAACCGAAATGCTGTATGTTCCCGCAGATAATCCGGTAAAAATGTTACTACTTTGATATGCACCACCAATTGAATATGTGTATGGAGCTGTGCCACCACTTGCGGTAATTTCTAATTGACCATCATCACTACCAATTGCACTACAATTTGTTATATCAACATATATTAATTCGGGATAATTTAATGAAGTACCTCCACTGATATTCATAAATAAGTCAAGTGTAGTACCACTAGAAAGTGATGATATTGATAATAGTCTCTCACCTGTTGTCATTATGGTAATGTTTTACTCCAAACTCTGTTGGCAATATCTAATTTGTCTTGTTCGGTAACACCAGAGCCGGATGTCACAACAATCAATCCTGCTGAGTTAGAGGTTCTTAATGAAACCTGATTAACATTAGTAACGTCAGCAACATTGCTATTAGCACCAACCGCCTTTACTGCATATTGTCCATCTTCAAAAGTTATTGTATATCCATTTATAAATTCAATAACCTGTGCATACGTTGCACCACCAAGGGTAACAGGTGAATTATGTGTATGTGTATCGGGAAACACTATGCCTTCTTCACCATCCTCCAAAGATTTTAGTTCCAATCTAAACCAGTCTAAATCGAGTTCATATATGTTTCCACCCAATGAAGTCAAATCTGATTTTGGTACATATATTACTTTAGTTCCCCAATTAATTGATATAGCCATTATTTACCTTTTAATAATTTTATTTCATTTTTCAATAACAAAATTTCTTGATAATCTCGTTCATGTTTTTCTTGACTAGACATCAAACTATTTAATACGATAGATTTTTGGATTGCAACATTCTTATCTGCATTGATAATAAGTTCTTTGAGATATTCGTTTTCCTTCTTTAACTCTTCAATCACAACTAACAAATCTTGATTTACATCATTTGATGTTATATGTAGTTGTTTTAACGCTCTATATGCTTCTTCTACTACCTCGATATCATTAGCCATATTAATAAATATTTTGTAAATATAGTAATTTAAATATATTTTTACTATAAATACTATATTTAATGTTTAAAAATTTTACTGAAAATTAATCGGAAATCAATAAAATGGTATTGTCAAATCCTTCTGAAGTTATTTCACCAATAATATCACCTGTTTTATAAAATGGGAATTCAGTGGATTTTCTAACTCTACCAACAACATTCACATCCGACTCGTAGAAAAATGATGTTTGAATATTTCCATTTACATCGGTTAATGTGTTGAAAATATCAACCCCTGCAGGACTTGTTTCCAAATATACTCTAGCACCAGAAATTGGTAATTTAGTTATGGCATCCAAAACCTTAATCGTTATTGGAACTGTATCAAGTGGATAAACATTTTCCTGTGCTGCAGCAGTTGATACTGTATCAATTCTTAAATGCGTTATTGCTGCAGCATTTGTATTAGTAGTTGTTATTCTGATTTTCATTTTAAATCCGATTGCCGGATTGACAGAAATTGCACTCAAATTTGTTCCATTGAGTGTCGACCACGTATTAGTATAACCAGTGCCTAAATCAATATCATATTCTAATGTAAAGTTTCCAATAACACCACCTGACATTGAAGGTGTGGTATTCTGAAAACCAGTATGACCTAATCTAAAACAAGAATCCTCAAAAATTGCTTGGTTACCAATAACCCCCATTAAAATACCACCTGCTGAGTTAAATTTAGCTACTCCAGATACCATCGTAAATTGTGATATTGTCTCAACAGTTGGTTCATTACATGTAAGAATAAATCTACCATTAAAATCACCTAAGAATATATCTTGAAAGTGACTACCATATACAGATGCTTGTCCTGTAGTTGTAGTATTTCCCGCTCTTCCGTTTTTGATGATTGAGTTAAGACCTGCATTGATTTGAACAGATACTGCCATTGCACTCATTACATATATGCCACAATGAACAGACTCGTAGGTTATGTTATTATCACTATTTACCGTTGAAAATACTCCAGTTCCAGCATTATCATCAATATATAGTCTCTGATATTTAATATTATCATTATTCCCTCCAGTAATATGAGTCACCCTCATTGAGTGATAGTTTGGTCTCCACGACCCACAAGCCAATGGAGTCGTTTTTGAACCACCATTTCTCAATTTAACTCCATTATTTGCAGTAATCGACAATAAACCTGAATGCGGATGAACGTTAGGAACTGTTCCGTTAAAACCAAAGCTAATCCCGTTTATATCAATATTTGAACAACCAGCACTTAAAAGAAATGCATAATTTGGACTAGTAGTAGTTGTATATCCAATATATCTATCACAATGGTCGTAATTACTTATCGTTATATTTATACATGCAGTCATTGGAAAGTTGGTATTAAAACCTCTACAATTAATGAATGAACATCCGTTATCATATGATAGAAAAAATCCTTTACCTGAACTCCTACCATACTGAATAATTCCACCAGTCACATTAGTGAAAACAATGTCCTTACTATAATTTACTATTACAGCGTGGTCAGATGTTCCGGGGGCATTTCCTCTTTGGAATTTACAGTTCTTAACCGCACCACCAGCAAAATTTGAAGTACAATTAAATGTCACAACGTCTTGGCTACCATACATGGAAGTATGCATGTCATCAATATCTAATGCGGTAGCAACCTCATTTGAAATTAATGAGTCGTATGTACTGGAATGATATAATCTAACTGAATATGGTTGCGAAAAATTCATATACCATGTAGTATATGCATATTCGAAATCTATTGCACCTGCGGATGTAGTCAGCCATTCAGGTCTTGTAGTAATGGATGCAGTAATTTGATTAGTCGCCCTTGCAGCAGTAGGGCATTCTCGTAAAATAACATTTGGTATTCTAATTGTACAACCACTTACAGGAACATTACCAATTGTTTGTCTAATACTAACGTTTCCAGAAGTTGCTGTAGCACCGTTGTTAGCCACAATATGAAATGTGTTTGCATCTGGAACTGCAACAATAGTATAAATTCCATCAACACCAGCACCTGTTGTGAAATCAAGATGAACCCTATTACCAAGTGCCAATGCATGTGTAGTAAATGTTACTACAAATCTTGAATGTATTGACACGTTACCACCTGTTAGTGCTGCAATATGTGGATAAGCAAGAAAATATACGCTAGTACTACCCACCGAATAAACAGTATATTGACCATCAACACCAGTTCCTGTGGTAAAATCACAATAAACTGTATCGCCAACACCTAATGCATGTGCAGTGGCTGCCATTGATATCCCAGGTCTTACCGTGGCATTACCACTTGTGTCGGCAGTTGTTAATGCGAATGTGTATGTAAAAGCATCTAATACTGTAATAGTAAATATATTATCTAAAGCAGAAGCACCACCTGAAGTAAAATCCACCCCAACTTGTGCACCAGTTTTTAAAAAATGTCCAGTTGTATATGTTATTGTACAAAGATTATTAACTACAGTATATGTGGAAGTATGTGATATTGAACTATATGCAGTTACTTGTGCAGCAAGGTTAGCATATGTACCTGCAAGACTTGACGATTCTCCGAACTGTACCAGACCATTTCCGATATCTTTTACAAAATTTTGTCTTTTATCAGTTTCACCAACAGCAGCACCAATATGTTGTCTAGCCCAACCAGAACTTGTCGTTAATGCTGGAAAATATTCATAAGTATTAGAACTTGGAGCAGTTTCGACCCAAACACCGGGGCAGAACGTATTCACACCACCACCATTAGTGGGTAATTGTATTTGTTGACCTAATGTACCATTTGTATTTGCAAGATAAAACCAATCACCACGAATAGTATGTTTACCTAATCGTGGGAATGTCATTGATGTACTAGCATCTGCTACAATTTCTATCCAGCCAGTAACATCAGCACTAGTCGCTGTTGCAGCACCACCACCACTAAAAGTTAGAGCACCTGCAGCATAATTACCACCTGTAACTTCTCTTAACTTAATAAATCCAGTAGCACCAATTGTTAACGATGGTTGCGCAGTAAGACTTGACCAAAAGCCTAAAAAATAACCAGATACACCGCCTTGGCTAATAGTGTCTCCAATTGCAGCAGTTCCACTACCTGTATTAATCGCTAACCACCTAACATTGCGACCATCAAAAACCACTTCACCCTCATTACAAATTATTGTACTAAATGAACCAGCATAAGCTGCAGGACTATTGAGATGCCATCGACTATCAGTTCTAACTGTAAAAATTGCACCACTATTTATCGTCCAAGTTTCACCTGCAGTTCTTGCAACCCCACCATCAAGATACGTATTTACTACTATTGTTGCGATAAAGCACTCCTTTCCACGTACATAAAAATACGTTTATATATTTTAAAATCAATTATTAATTATTAAAGGTCTGTAATTCTACTTGCAACTGCACTACCACCAGCAGAACCTAATGTACCTTGTGATTCATATGTTTTAATAGGAGTCACACCACCATCACGAACCCTAATCCAAAGTGACCTTGGTGCACTATAGATTGATGTAAATGCTTCTGTAGTATCGTCAGCAAGTCTATCAATATATGATATCCAAACATTTTTAGGTGCAGTTGCAGCACTACCAAAAGTACCGGTTAAATTAAATGTACTTCCTGCCCATGATGTATATGGTGCACGAATATAAACACCATTATTATCAAGTACCCTAATAGTTCCACTTGAAGGTGTATCAGAAGGAATTGCAGTAGTTACAACAACTGTTGTTGAGCCAGCCGCTAATGTTGTATTTAATGTTAATTGTGCAAAGTCAAATGTATCACCACCAGCTTTCGGTCCTACCAACACCATGTCCTGTCCACTTACCAATCCAGATACAGTAAATGTAACGTTGTTTGGTGGAATTTGAGTAACACCAAGTAAATCTTGAATACTATCAGTCGAAAGTAAATTTGAAGCCAGTACACCAATACCAAATGCACCAATTAGTGAACCTGTATATGAACCTAAAAATACTTTAGGAATTGTTCTTGTAGTAGTATTCCCATTAAGTTTATGACTACCATTAGCAGCTTCATTATTGACTGTCATCGCATTTGTTGGTGCAACACCAGTTAGTAATTGCATCCATACAGTACCAGTCGTTCCGGCATCATTTAATGCAAGTAATAAACCAGTCCCTGCAGTAGCACCCGCACCCCAAGTAATAACATCGTCTTCAATAAATGCAGTTCCAGTTTCTCCACTATACGCATATTGATGTGTAACACCTAAAAACAATTCACCGTTGATACCATGTAAAGTTTTTGCTGTACCAGTACCAGTTAAATCTTTAATATATTCCCAAACACCTTTAAGTCCATCACCAGAAGTATTTACACCATATGTCCATTTAGAATAATAAGGTTGTGCACCATTACCATTATTTAAATTAATTGTTTGATAACCTTCGGTGTTCGCAACATGAGTATATGCAGTAACTGTCGGCTTAGATGTAGTATTTTGTGCATCAGGTGTTGTACCAATAGCAGCTACGGCTTCACCCTGACCCAAAGTAACGTTAAAGAAATCATATGTGTCACCCCAATGTCTTGCCTGTACCCTAATACGCTTACCATCAATATCATTATTTCCAAATCTCGATTTAATTAAACATCGCATCAAAACCCCGGAAGCTGCACTACCATTAAAACCACCAGTTGCCTGAGTTCCCCAGAAAGGTGCTGCACCATCATATAAACCGTTATTCTGAATAACTTGTAATTGAGTTGCACTGTTATTTACAGCACCCAACACCTTTAAACCAGAATATACTGTACTACCCCCACTCTGCGTAATAGAACCATCATAAAGATGCTTCGCCATCGTATCATCGATATTGTAACTTCCCAATAATGTGATGATATTATCTGTTGACCTTTCAGATGGTGTACTACTTGTAATATCAATTAAATCATTTCCACTTGCAGCTGCATCGTCAGCCAAATCTTGTAAAAATCTATGTAATTCAAGTACTGTATAGTTTGTTGTTGCACCACCCGTCCAACGAATATTACCACCTACACTTACCGATACATCTGTTCCTAATATTGCCATTTAAATTCTTATTATTTAGTATTTCTTATTTTTTTTAACCATTGAGACACAGTTATATCAGATTTTGTACTATTAAATACAATTTTATCCTCAGATTTAACAAATGTGTGCTTCCCATCTTTATAGACATTGTACTCCTTTTCATTTATAATGAACGTTCTACAAGCATTGTCTTGTTTTGATATTGCCATAGTTATACTTTTCAGATAAATACTATCTGAAAAATAAAAAATAATAAAAATTTAAAGATTTTTGGAAATTTTATAAAAAATTATAAAATAATGGTCATACACTAACTGATATTGCTCTTGGGAATATCTCTACCCTCAGTAGTAGTCGGTGTTCCGTTGGAAAGAACTTTGACTTGTGTACGTACCCGCAATTTTTACCATTATTTATGCTCGTTCGGTAGGATTCGAACCCACGTGAGATTTCTCTATTGGTTTTGGAGACCAATGTAATCGACCACTCTACCACGAACGAATTTTAATTAAGTGTTGTTAGATATAAGAAAGGAATAATCTTAGTTCCCATTGCATAAACTATTGCAGCAAAGGCAACTAACTCTATCCACCAGAAGTGATTCTTTAAACCAAGATACAATTTACCTAATAATATTAATACTGATAATACAACCGATACTATGTTAACCCATAGTAAATCATAACCAAAGTAAATTGCTAACTGGCTAAATATAATTCCGGATATTGCAAATACCATATGATATTCATATACCCATTTAATTTTTATTTCATATGCGGCACCTACAAACATAATTCCAGCACAAGCAAAAAACATTAATGGCGTTACTTCTATACCAATAACCATTGCAGGAAATGCAAATCCCCAACAGAATAATACGAAAAGTGATTGCCATAAGCCTTTCCAACAATCATAACTTGCACTTATTGATGGCTGTACACCGAATTTAATCCATACTGCTCCGACATAGGAAACAAATACAAGAATCGACATGATAAATAAACTCAAATGGTAGTCCATAGATTTATATGTAATGATAATTTAATGAATCATATTCTGAACCTAAATCACCTAATGGTTCACGTACAAACCCTAAATCCAAAAAATATTGTAAATCTCTGGGTTTCATTTCATCTATAATAGCATTTACACCAATTGTTTTAAGTGTAGTATCTGTGTGATATTGATATCCTCGATTTCTAATTTTAGATGCCACATCCTTTTGGGTTAATTGTTCGGAATTAATTGGATTATTACTATTTTCAAACCCTTCAACAATTTTTGATTGTTTAAAATCATGATTTAGTTTACCCATCATCTCGAATAATTTTTGTTTTGTATCCATAGTTTTTATCATAAATACTATAAAATTTTTAAATAGTACCCCGCCTCAGATTCGAACTGAGAAACTTGGCTTTTAAGACCAATACGGTTGCCAATTACGTCAACAGGGCATAAACAACAGGCTGATGGAATCGAACCACCGTTACCAGCCACGCAGGACTTACGGTTAACACTCGCCACTATGTTAAACCCATTGTTATTTGTGAATATTTTTCATTCCAATTATCAATTTTAATCATTAGTTCTTCTAATGTTATTGAACAATTCTTATATTTACTAATATTCTCATTATGAATCATCAATTGACAATTGGCAGGATGACTAATTATCTCAGAACTAATATTATTTTCATATCCATATTTTACTGAAATCATATGGTCTCTACTAATTCCACCTAAGTTATTGCCATGATTTTTTGGTTGATACCAACCATGTGTTTTAATCAATTCGAAATCAAATTCATTTGGATAGTCTGATAAACCAAATTTAAATTGACAATCTTTATAGTATTTTTGATATTCAGTTAAATTCTTTCTATCATATGTTCTTTTACAATCCCGATTACAAAAAACATGATTCTTTTTTTCATATGGAATAGGTTCATTACATTCTTTACAATAATTCTGTGATTGATAATAGTTATTTCTAAATTTTATAATATCATATCCGAAATTATTTTTATACGATTCCCTTAATCCAATTAAACCATTTTCACTTATATTGTATTTAATACCCTTTCTATTTTTATTATTATATTTTGCGTTACAAGAATGTGAACAGAACTTAGTTTTATTTTTATCGGGAATAAACTCTTCATTACATTGTAAACAGAATTTTAGTTTAATCTTTTTAGATTCATTATTACATTTTAATGAACAAAAATGTTTTTTATTTAATTTTTCTGAACGATTATATTCAGATAATGTTTTTTTGAATTCATTTCCACAATTTTCACAATTAATTAAAATTGTTTTTCTATTAGTTTTCCAAGTATTCACAATATTTCTTTATTATAAATACTTGGTTTTCTGGAAAAGTGGAGACGTTGGTTTTCGAAACCAATGTTGTGGTGGAGCAGGGGATGTATGATACCCCATTTACAGAGTGCAAATCTGTCGTGTTAGCCAATTGTCACTACTGCCCCAAAGTGAAGCCAGTTTATTAGCGCCAGATTCTAAGTCTGGCATGTATCGCCAATTTCATCACATCCCCATATTCGTCTCGCAAGTGGGACTCGAACCCACACACCCGAAGGCAACAGCTTCTTAGACTGTCCCGGCTACCAATTACGACACTGCGAGATATTTATTATCTTAGTATATGCAGTTAATATATAATACAAGGATAATAATTATTTTTTGCACGGGTAAGGGGAATTGAACCCTGACTGCAGCCTATTTCTCCCCTTGGACAGAGAGCGTCCTACCGTTGGACTATACCCGTATTTAAATTTTATCGTCTCTACAACCGATAAACTATGCTTATCGCCTCTACAACCGATAAAATTTGCACAGATAGTTTAAATTAATAAGAATAACTATGCAAAATTAAACGTTTTTTGTAAAGGGGTGGTCAGTAGCGAACATCCCACCCCCTTTATAGCCGAAGCTATAACGGTCCTAAACCGTATGTCAAAAGTAGTCCCTACTGGATTCGAACCAGTGCATCTTCTGGATGTAAGCCAGACGTTTTTACCAACTAAACTAAGGGACTATTAAGGGGTATTTCGGATTCGAACCTTTCGTCTTTTTGCTTATCGCAAACGTGCTCCCATTCTTACACCATTCTACCCTGCGACTAATGAGTGACTAACTTTTCATCACAACCGTCTATCACGAAACCACTTCGCTTTAAGTTATTCGCTACTCCAGTTTCCCTTTAAGGAATTTTATCCAGACTTACGGCATTTGTGCTCTCTGAGGGAGTCGAACCCCCGACCTTCACGTTGTAAGCGTGACACTCTGAACCAACTGAGTTAAGAGAGCAATATTGTTGCGTGTACTGGATTTGAACCAGTGTCTACAGATTATGATTCTGTCCGGAGAGCCAACTTCCACAACACGCAATTTTAGTAGTCCGTAGGGTAATCGAAACCCTATTAACAGGATGAAAACCTGCCGTCCTAACCGTTAGACGAACGGACCATTATATGACTCTACCCTTACACCAACCATCACTAATATATAAGGACAAATCATTATTATTAATTTTTTTATTTACGCCACACTTAGTTATCCAACAAGTACCGAATTGAGAATTTGTAGAACCAATACCCATTCCCTTATGAACTACTTTCATAAGTTCTCTTGTTTCTTCACTATGAGATTTACCAATAAACGTATCATATCTCATTTTACCAAGTCTATGATTTTCTTTCATTTTAATTATAGAACGTTGAGAACACATATTTCTAAATTCTGGTTCATTCCACTTCATTTTCATGAAATCAGATGCACCCTTACGTATTTTTTTAATTGATTCTTGTGAAAGACCATTTAATCCACCTTCACCACCAATCTTTATGTTCATGCACATAGGATTTTTCAATAAATCCTCATTTACTAAATTCTTTTCACGTTCTTTTAATATAATTCGTGTTTCATGAAATTCAAGTATTTCCAATCTATGATTTTCCCTACCATATTTATTTATTGAATACCAAAGTCTTGTTCCGCTACCAACATATCCATCATTCAAATTGTCTGTTGAATGCATACCAATATAAAACTTATTATTTATGATGTTTATTGTTTTATAAATAAAGTGATATTTTTTTTCTTTTCGTGCCATAGGAGTATAATATTTTATTATAAATAGTCCTATGGTACAGAAAAGTCAAGGTACAGCATGGGGGATTCGAACCCCTCGAAATCCGAAGATGCAAGTTTGAAGGACTTGCTACTTTGACCGCTTGTATAATGCTGCGTTTTTGTGCACCATATTGCACTTTTTACTGTTATAACGGTAATTATCGGTAGATTATCGGTAGATTATCGGTAGATTGTGCAACATATTGCACTTTTTACTGTTATAACGGTAGATTATCGGTAGATTAAATTAAGTAATCATATGCATTACTTCTGTTTTTCTTTAATTCCTCTTTAGAAATTACTTTAAAGCAAACTTTTGATTTTAACTGTCCGGTATTTTCGGACGACTTATTCTTTTTCATAAATTTAAATTTTGCCGAAGCCGTGGGATTCGAACCCCTTCCCCGCATAGACAGTGCGGTATTCTAACCATTAAACTACGACCCCGTTAAAAACATTTGACGTTCTTGTTACGTGTGATAACCTTTTCATGTTACAACTTCCTACTTATTTAAGGCAAGTGTACTTATTATACTAACACGTCTATCTTCGTAAGTTAAAACCCTCTGAGTAATAACCCGACAATCAAATGTTTAGCGGTCTATTCGAGACTCGAACTCGATTCTGGTGGGCGACAACCACCAAGGATACCCATACCCTAATAGACCAAATTTCCAACATGTCAAAGAACAATAAAAAAACCCGACTCTTTCGGGTCGGGTTTCGTTTTTATTGTTTCAGTTATTAATAACCTACTCCAGTATCTTTCGACCCGACACGATATACCATATCCTCATCCGCTGCCCATAAGAGCGCATCCACTAGGACTACTGATAATATGTTGAGTAAATTTTTCATAACTTTATTGTTTTCACTAATTAAATTCTCTGCAAAGATAGAGACATTTTTGATAAATACAAACTTTTTCGAAAAAAAATTAAAATATTTTTATTTTTTTATTTTAATCGTATGAACGCCACACGTTTTCGCTATATTTTCTAGCACTCTCTTCTGACCACAAACCCTTTTGAGCACCATCCTTTAAAAATTTATCCATTTCACTCCAGCCATGCCAATTCGGTCCTTGGTCATACGGTTTAACGAATTTATCACTACTACCACTTGAATTAAAGAAACCATTTTGAATTAGGGCGCTAGTAATTTTCACACTATCGTCATTAGTTTGTGTTATTTCATCTGGTGTTGGTTCTTTTTTAGGTTCTATTATTGATTTAGGTAAATTCGGGTCTCCAATTTTATTACCATTACTATCATATGTTCCCAAAATTTTACCGTGTTCAAATTCATCATATTTATTAACTGGAATCATTTGACCATTTTCGGTTTCATAACGATTAGTGTTTGAATATGCATTACCATCACCTGCATTTTTTTCTTGTGCCCAAAATTCTTCGTCTCTTTCATTTAATGCTTTACCAGTAAAATTTGGTGTTACTCTTTGCATAACTTCGAAAAGTCTTACTTTACTCTTTTCCAATTTAATCTTTTTATTTTCATACATACCATCTTCATCACCCATTGACCCTCTCATATTGCGTGACATATTATCTCTCCACTGTTGATTTTTAGCATCAATTTGACGTTGGGTATAGCCATTAACGTTTGAAATTGGGTCATCTGAATCATATGAGTAATAATATTCGGGTACGTGAGAATCACCACTTCCGCTACCAAGTTCGCCCTTTTTATCAAGATTTACTTTTTTCTGTAATTCTTTTCCAATTGAGGGTTTACCATTTTCAATATCTGCCCAAGCATCTTGAGATTGACCCCATTTATTATATTTTTCATCTACAGGCAAAGACTCATTAATTTTTCCACCTACTTTTGCAATTGCATTAACAGGTATCTTAGCTTTTGGCGCATCTTCTTCTTTCAATTCTTCAGGAGTTTCAGAATCTTCATGTTTCTCAGTTTCTTTATCTTCTTTTTTATCAAAATTAAACTGTGTTTTACCTTTTGGTTTTTCGTCCTTTTCTTCTTTTTCCTCTTTATCATCGGAATCGTCATCTTTTTTCTTATCGAAATTCCATTCGTTAAGAACTGGTTTAAACGTTTTGTCTAATCTGCCCATGACTTCGAAAAGTCTTACTTTACTATCTTTTTTCATAATTGATATTTTATTATGTACTTATTTTATATAAATACTATCCTTTTATTTAAAAGATTGGGACTTAAGCTGCAAAGACATTAAAAACAATTATCTACGCATGCTTGGGGTAATGCTAATTGGACTATATTCTTTACCATAAACCTTGAAGTAGGTTTCGAAAACTGATTTGATATTCTGTGTCCCGTAAGGATTCATTGAATGTATTAATATTCTTGTGGGAACTTCTAAATTATTATCGAGACAATAGTCAATGAGCCATTTTGCACAATGATATCCGGTTTTTTCCAGGGTTTCATCATTATAATCGAAAACCTGATTCTTATAATGAACATCTGCAAGGTCGTGGTCGAAAGAAATGATATCCGGAAGACCTTTCTTTTGAATTATTGTAATAAAGGCATAGTAATTCCTGACGATTATCCATTCTTCACTAGTGTAGATTGGAATAAACATGTAATCAACAGTTTCCTTTGGAAATCTGTAGTCATCTAAGAATAAATTATAACTCATTGCTTTCCTTTTTAATTATTTCTTTGTCAAGGTTTCTGCGTTTTCTTGCAGTCCATTCCTTACCATCTTTTCTAACATGACCTGCCCATTCACCATTAAGTAAAGAATTTTCCTTGTTTCCAACTCTTAATTTTCCCATAATAATAAATTTGTTGTCCCGTCAGGTCTCGAACCTGAACTCTTCTGGACCAAAACCAGACGTGTTGCCAATTACACCACAGGACAATATTAAAAAATGTTGGCGATAGTATGCATCGTGTACTATTCTATAACAACGTGTTATTATACCAGCAATATTTATGCAAAGATAATAATAAATACAAGATTTCCAAAAACTTTTTGTTATCCCTGCAGGACTCGAACCTGCAAACCTCTCGGTGTCGCCTTCAAAGGGCGATGCAATGACCATTCTGCCAAAGGATAATATGTTGTCTCGAAGGGTTTCGAACCCCTACTCTTTTGGTTCAGAGCCAAACATGTTGCCAATTACACCACGAGACAGTATTATATGTGATTGAATATAATATAAGCTGATTAGTAAATTTTATATTCAATCACATATAAACGTGATAAACTCTTTTATCACGCTTTTAGGTGTTAGAGGGGAATCGAACCCCCGAAGCCTTGGTTCACAGCCAAGTGAAGATGCCAACATCTACGCCTAACACAGTCGAGTAGGCAGGATTCGAACCTGCGAGTTCTCCACATCCCAAATGTGGCGGGGTGACCAACTCCCCAACTACTCGAAAAAAAGGGTGGATAGTGGGGTTCGAACCCACGGTCTTCTGAACCACAATCAGACGCTTTAACCAACTAAGCTATACCCACCATGTTGAATTTCCTACGCATCATTTCCAATTACGGACGACCTTGTATGTAAATTCTAACCAGTCCACATGTCAGGAAGGTGGGGTTCGAACCCACGCACGACAACGCCTTTGTGCCGTGACTGGTTTCCAAGACCAGTAGCTTCAACCTCTCGCTCACTTCCTGTTGGTCGGGATAGCCAGACTCGAACTGACGACCTCATGCTCCCAAAGCACGCATACTACCAACTGTACTATATCCCGATAAAAACAAAAAAAACCCCACTCGTCACGAATGGGGTTTAATTAACCTAAAACTTCTCTTGAAAATTTAAGCAAACTTTTCCCATTCACCATCTTTTGGATGTTGTTGCGGCTGGGGTTGTATGTTTACTAAATTTTTCATTTCAAACTATGTTTAACTATTACAGAGTACAAATGTACGACTTAAAATCATAAATACAAACTTTTTTCGAAAAAAAATAAAAATATTTATATTTAATAAAAAAATGCACTCTTTTTTAAGGAGTGCATTCATAATAATCATTTTGTTATGTCTAAATTTTACTTAACCACTAACTGGCGATAAAATTTCAAAAACCATTTCTGACTTTACAGACGTAACTTAATTCCTAATTAAGCAATGACTTTCATACTTATAAATACTTTAAATGTTAAAATTATTTAGATTTATATGAATCTCATAGTATTTATTTTAAATTAAACTTTAATGAAAAATATCGAATTAATAAAACTAATAAACGAAGAAATTCAAAATTTTGATTTTCTTGGAAATGAAGCATATAATAAGGAAGAAGAGAAAGTAAATTTATTAAAAAATGAAGATTTTCAGAAACAATTTATTTGTGATTCATTAATCGATAAGAATAATATTAAAACAGAAATTTCTGATGCCAGACTTGGTGGTGATTGGGAATATGGAAATCAGGCTTCTCATTTATCAATTCTAAATAATTTTGAGATTGTCTATCAATTCGATGCTAATAAAGAACCGATAGAATTTTCATTAAAATTTGAGGGTGATAATGTTCCGATTAGAGTAAATGCTACATATGATAGTGGTAGTTATGATACTGCTCCAAATGGTGAAGCCGATTATAGTTATATTGAATGGACTGGTATTGATGTTACATTGTGGACATCTGATGGCGTTGAAATTGATTTCATATCATTTAAAAAAGCACCGGAAAAAATAAAATCAATTTTTATTAGACATTACACCGAATCATTAATTGCGAAAAAATCATTAGGTACGAACGAAATTAATAGAGACGACATAAGTAGTATTCCTTATTGTTAATTAGAATGACTGACGAGAAAAGACAATTGTTTGATAAAATTAACGCCTCAATTCTAAAAAAGAAGGGCAGCTTAATAAAAAAACTTCCTAGCGTTCACACTATCGAAGACGGTATAATTATCCGTTTTTTTACCGATTGGGATGAGTGTGTAAATGATATTAAATATAAAAAAATTATCGATAATAGTAAACCGGAAGATATTGTAATTTTCTATTATTTACCTAAAGGTTCGGTAATTGAATTAAAACAAAGAGATTATATACATTGTATGCTTTGTTTAAGTGGTAGGATTGAATTAATTTTCAATGGAAAAACGGAAATTTTGGACTCATATCATAAAATGTGTATTGATACCGATACATTTGAGGGCATTGCGCTTGAAAATACTTACGTAGTTACAAGCAATAGGAAATAATTACCATTTACCAATATCACATTTAGATTTCGGACTTCTTACTTTGGCAGGCATGTAACAACCACATAGCTTACAACTTTTATTTTTACGAAAATTTTTACATTCGTTACTCACACAAATAATTATTCTTTTTTTAGCTTGTGCCTCTACTTCCGGATTAGGAAATATAATATTCTTCCAACCCGCATAAATTTCTGACAATTGACTCATTATATTTTATCTAAAATCCGATTTAATTTTTCCTTTAAATCTTTAATCTCTAATTGTTGCTCCTGAACTGCCTTTACTAATAATGGTAGTAAATGTCCAGTACTTATAGTTCTGAAGTCTTCTATGATGCAATCTCCTATCTTCTCACAACCAATAGTTATGTGCTTTGGAAATACTTGCTCGAATTCTTGTGCAATAAATCCATAATTACATATTCTTTGCTTGTCATCCCATGAATGATTACATGCATAATTGCAATTATAATCAAATTCTACTGGATTCAATTGTGAAATTATACCAATACTATTTTCAATCGTACATATATTTTCCTTTATCCTAATATCAGAGGTTGTATTCCATGTTGTAACATTTCCTGCATTACATACTGTATTATTACTGAAACAACCTTTAATCAGTGTAGTTGTTGCATTATTTGCAATATATAGCATGTTTGAAGCAGTTCCATTATAACCTGCACATGTTCCAATATATGTACTACCACTACCAGTAACGTTACTAAAACCAGCACGATAACCAATGGCTGTATTACTTCTTGCAGTTGTGTTCTTCGGTAATGCTTGACTTCCATAAACTGTATTGAAACAGCCAGTTGTATTTGCACTTAGTGCTTGATATCCACTAGCACTATTATGACAACCATAGGTATTTGAATATAATGAACATTGATTAATACCTATATTATAACGTCCATAGGTATTTGAATATAAAGAGTATAAACCTATTGCAATATTATCACATCCTCCAACACCACCAACACATTTATTATTATAAAGTGCACGGAAACCTATTGCAATATTACATGAATTACATGTATTACAATAAAGTGCTTGATAACCTATTGCAATATTATAATTACCATTAATGTTACAATAAAGTGGGCAATCACCAATTGCAATATTTTGACCACCACTCCAATTATTAGATAATGTACAGCAACCAATAGCAATATTACCTGAACTATTACCTCCACAATATAGAGATTGATGCCCAATAGCAACATTACCAACAGCATTAAAAGTACATGCCATTGATTTGTAGCCACTTGCCACATTGTGATGACCGCTACTATTCCCACTAAGCACTTGATAACCATTACCAATATTATAACAACCAGTAGTGTTACAATAAAGTGCTTGATAACCACTTGAAATATTACCAGTTCCTGAAGTATTTTTAACCAACGCCTGATAACCACTAGCAATGTTAAAACGACCAGTAGTATTTGCACTAAGTGCTTGATAACCACTAGCATTATTATGATTTCCTTTGGTGTTATTATATAGTGCACGATAACCCATACCAATATTGCTAGTACCACCACTTATGCAAAAAAGTGTTTGATAACCCACACCAATGTTATTGCTATGGGAAATATTCTGTATTCCCGCCAATGCTTGATATCCAAATGCGATATTATTACTACCAGTTCTATTATTTGTTAGAGAATTCCAACCAAGACCAATATTATAACAACCACTGCAGTTACATAGAACCGCACTAACACCAAAACCAATGTTATTACAACCACTAGTATTTTGACTAACTGCAAGTGTCCCACCCCCAATATTATCACAACCAGTGGAATTAGCATTTAATGTGTTATTTCCAAATGCAATATTACCACTACCACTTTGATTATTACTAAGTGCGCCTGTCCCAACTGCAACATTACTACAACCAGTTCCATTTCTTGTGAGAGCATTAGTACCTACACCAACATTCCAATTACCACTAGAATTACAACATAGCGCAGAAGTACCATATGCAGTATTATAATTACCGATTGTATTTTTACACATTGCTAAACGTCCCATAGCAACATTATCAATTGCTGTGCTTACAGCATTTAAACTTAAACAACCAATTCCAATATTTGATAGTGACCTACTCGTTCTAAACATCGTCACGCCAGAGATTTGATAACCACAGGTTGTGTTTATTTTACTACCACCACTTAAAGTTAGGGTATAATTACCAGTAATATTAGTGTTTTGAGTCAACACACCTCCTAAGACTGCAGTAGTTCCGCTATTAATTAAACTTAAGCCGTTAGTTGCACCAGTTAAGCTACCACTGCCACCACCACTAGATTTAACAACTAAGTCACCATCACCAATACCAACCTTATACCAATATTCGACACCATTAACATTAACTGTGAGACCTATATATCGTTCACCAATAGCAATTGATGAATTAACTTCATTAATGTCAATGTATGGTGAGAGTATATTTAAATATTTACTCTCGGTAGGTTTAGGTCCATTTACCCTTATATTATCACTTAAATTTATTGCCATATTAGTTATTTCTAAATTGGATTGGGTCTGTAATAGCTCCCACAGCACCACTCATATATATTTTATAATTTATACCTGACCAGCAATATTGACCTGAAGAAACACTTAATATACATTCATCAGGATACTTATCACTCAATAAGTTATTGATTCTACCATTATCTAGGGCATTCACATACCAACAAGTTTTTGACGTACTAATTGCAGGTATTGCAAGCCACGTGAATTCGTTTGACGCACTATTAAAATCAATGGTAACTGTACCTGTACTACTTGCAATAGACTTAGTACCACCAGTAATTAATTCATTTGTAACTGCAGGGCGACCTGCCGAAACTACTTTACCATAATAATATGGGTATATACCGGATACACTCGAACTAGCAGCTGAGGTATTACCTGATGGTAATGCTGTACAATATTCGGTATTCTTACTTCCTAGAGCGGGTAATCCTGCTTCATAAGTACTGCAAACACCCCAAGACTGACTACCATTTATAATTGTATAACTAGGATTAATTTGAGTGGCTGGACTAGTTATGCAGCTTTGCCAACCAACTGGCATACCTGTGCCAGTAAAACTATAGGCAGTCACACATCCACTACGTTTATCACTAATACTACAATACTTAGGATTGATACAACCACGATTAAACGTACCACTAATTGTTTGTGAAATAGTACATCCAACTTCAAATGTACCTGTTGTTGACAATGAAATTGAGGTTGATGGTGCAGTAATACTTCCAAATAATTCCGGCACTAACATATCTTGTATTATTTCCGCTAATGTTTTACCTGTTAGAACCATGCCTGCGGTTATTCCACCAACTGAAATTACTGCGGGTGATTGTAACTCGTAGGTTGTTCCACTTATTAATGCGTTAGCAACTGCAAGTGTTGTTGGATAGGTGGTGTTATCAGGATTTAGTAAATCTGTTTTTTTATTTGCAACATTTTCCGCAACATATGGTGGTGTCGGTGGAATTATTGGTGTGGATGCCGGATTATAATCTTGAAGTATTAACGTATCGCCTGCAGGGTCAGTAATTATAACTGAGTCACTGATTCTCTCAACATATTCAGCAGTATTAAGAGAACAGCCATCAGATATTATAATTACAGAGCAATTTGTTGACATATTAATAATTTTTTATACTATTATCAAGTAATGCAGAAGTTGTTAAATTAATTATAAAAATTCTATCAAGTACACCATCAATATCATATGGGTCTGCCCATTGGAACTTAATTTCAGCATATAATACTTCGTTAGGATGTTGTGCAGTAATTGTATTGGGTACAATAAAGTCATAAGTAAAGTTGTCAATATATATTAAACCTGTCCATCCTGTCATTCCGGTTATACTATCCTTTTTAAATTTAATTAGTTCAACACTAGTATTTGATTTAGATTTAACAACGACTTTGATATCTAGCATATCGAATAGATTTCTATAAGTATTGTCAGCATTTCTATATTTAATTGATTTTCTGATATCAGACCCAGATGTTTGTTGAGTAATATTTGCTGTACTTAGTACACCATTAACTAATCTACCACCTTTATTAACAAATATGTTATAATTATTATCATTAACCTCAATTAATGCATTATGTAGTACCATTTGTGGAGTAAACGCAGTATCATACATTCTTAATTTTTGAACATTTCCAATATATGAATTATTGAAGTATTTCTGAATTAGCAGATTATCTTTTCTTGTGTCCATAACTAATGGATTTGAAGTATCTCCGCTAAAATGCCAAGAATGTTCAAGTCCAAATGAACCGCCACCCCAACTAATATTAAATGGTACACCCAATTGTTTTTCCCTATTATTAATTAATGGAGTACAATACCATTCTAGAAAATCATTCACTTTCCAAAATTTCCTACCATTAACATAAAACATTAGGCTACCTGTTCTACGAGGATAGCAATTATACATTGCGGGATTATAATTAGGGATTATATCATATGGTGTGAAAACAACATCAATAATTGTCCATCCAATTTTTGTTATAACATTTGGGGAATAATTTTGAGCAATTAAACCATCGTTATCAATATATTTATATCCGATATTACCATCTGCTGTAATTTCAAATGCAATTACATTGTTTCTAACATTATCTAGTTCTGGAATGTCTTCATCAATGACGGCAACTAAATTCTCCGGTTCAGAGAATGCTTGTTTATTAATGCCAATTTCCTCAAATGCCTCTAAATAATTACCTTCAGATGTCGTATAACCGGAAAAAGAATATTTGTATTTAGTAATATTATGAATTTCCTGATATGCAGTTTGACCAGTGATTGCAGTTTCACCGCTAAAATATGGATTATATTTATCTTCAGCACGAGTACCCATTAAAAAGAAAATGCCTTTGGATTCGGGTAATAACTCTATAATTGTTTCAATAGTAATACCATTATTATATCTAGGTGGAAATAATTCATAATTATAACCCTCTAATTTAAAAAATCCTTGAAAATAACCACCATTTAGATTAAAGTAGTTTCCCACTGAAGTCCCTGTGAATGAAGAAATAGTATAACCACTATATGAGGTATTTCCACTAGCGTCATTTTTCCCTACACGGTATAATTTTACTTTATTATCATTACTATTTAATGTAATCCCATCTAACATGTTGTCAATTCTACCATTATCATAACCAGTTAATCCGAAATCATATAGATTAAGATTATCTGCTTTAGATTGATTCCATTTAGTTATACTTGTTAGTGTAAGACCAGTATTTAAGTTCCATGAACGTAAATCATCAATATCAATATGTATTGCAAGATTTTCGCTAATTATCGTATTTAAACATTCTAAATTCATTTCTACAGGAATTTATAATAAATACTATGGCATTTTAATTAATAATTCAGTATTTATAGAAAATGTTTTAATATGATTAAAGATTCTAAACAGCGATTATTCGAAATGATGAATAGGGTTGCTGGAATGCCGTTAAGAGAAGAAAATTCTTTATCCAAATTACCCCCAGGATTCTCAACATCTGATTTTGTACCACTACAAAAAGATATAGAACAAACTCCATGTAGTACTGAAATTAGTGAAGAAATGCAAGGTGATGAAATGTTTAATTCAATTAAAACTGCTAAATTAGATAAAGGTATTGAACAGGAGATGCAAAGCGGTTTTAAGGAAAAACTGGCAGCATTCATACGTGGTGATAAACAAGGTGTTGGTGCAACTGGTCGTATACATTCTGGAACACTTAAAGATTTGATTGTTGATTTAAGTAATGTTGTTGATAGAAGAACGGGAAAAAAAATTGACCCATCGAAATTATCCGGTAAAGTTAGGAAATATTATGATGTACGAGCAGAAGACATTCCAGATTTTGATTTAAAAAAACTGGCAGATGTTTTAACAACAAAACTTGATGATGATAAGTTATTAGGTAAAAATCAAAAAATGGCGAAAAGTAATTTTTTTAACATTTCATTACCTGCACTAAAATCAATAATTTATTTAGAAAGGGGAGATTATTCACCAGAAAACTTCTATGTTCTTATTACTTGTACACAAGCGAAAGAATGTGTAAAATGGTGTTATGCTCAAATGGGTAATTATGTTCAATACGACCCACCAATTAGACAAAAAATGCAAAAATTAAATTATATTATTAACCATTGGGATGAGTGGAAAAATAATATAATTGGACAGATTCAAAAAATAGAGGGGTATAGTCAAAAAAGGGGTGAAGATACCGTTGTTAGATGGCATGATGCTGGTGATTTTATCTCATCGAAATATTTAGAATTGGCGTTTGATATTGCTAGAAATACTCCAAACACCATTCATTATGCATACACTAAAGAGGTTAATATGATAAAGGGTGCTAAAATACCGCCAAATTTTGAGTTTAAATTTTCACTTGAAGGGCATCAAGTAACTGGTCTTACAAAAGGTGATGTACTTGGTGTTGCAGCACCAGCAAAATTATTTAGTGAGTTTTTTAAAGAGAAACCCTCTGATATTGGAAATGTGGAATGGAAAGATATGGCTGGCATGTGGCAATTTGATGAAAAAACTGAAAAGCCAATTATAAAATCAAGAATCATTAATTATTATAATAATGAACATCAGCATAAACATCTTTTTAATTTAGATGACAAAAATGTTATATGGTATGATGATTATATTAAGATGCCGCACGATAGAAACTTACCACATGACAGAAAATGGTGGGTGATTATAAAACCTGGCGATACAGATATTCCTGCGTCAAGAAAAGACACACAAGGAATTATTAATCTAATTCACAATTAAATTAGTATTTATAACAAATTGAAAATATTATGATAAGAACAGCTAAAGATTCTAAAGCATTGCTTTTCGAAAATATGGTAAAATTAAATCCGGGATTTAAATTAAATAATGTGATTTCGGCTAAAAATTTAAATGAGGGGCTTGAAATGGACACCGAAGTTTATACTGATAAAGCCGAAAAAATTAAAGGGGTTATTGATGATTTATTATCAGACCAAGAATATGGCGTAATAGATTCAATCTATAGACTTTTAATAAGTAGGAGTGTAAAAAACGTTCAGCAGAATGTTAATGAAGACCAAGGAAATTATCAAATTAAGGTTGATGAATTGAAAAGAAAACTTGATTACCTTTCAATGCAGAACGATAAAAATTATAAAGAACTTCTAGGTAAAATAGAAACAATTATTACTAAATTAATGCCAAGTAATCCAGAAGCCGGAATTGCTGAAGGTTCTGATATGCCACAACAAAATGATACATATTTTAATACATTATCTGAAGCACTCGATTCTGTTAGAATAAAGGTAGGGAAGAAGGGTTATACCGTTGATGAAGACGCTATGTTCTTCCGTTTTGGTACTGGCGGTATTAATTATGGCGAAACTAAACGTGATACAATACAGCTATTGAAAGATGGTGTCCCACAAAAAAATAGAAGTGTAACAATTAGTATTTATAGAATGGATAGTGGTAAATACGAATTAACATCATATATTAATTAAAGATATGGATAGCAATAATCCGAGAAAATGGAGCGCAAAATTCTGGAAGAAAAATAATATTTCTGAAATTCTTAAAGAAGTAATTGAACCAGAGGTAGTTGATGTATCATCAATAAAAATGAACGATACATTAAGTCCGCTTATTTGGGATAACGACAAGCTAAAACAAGAAGTGAGGAAGACATTATTAATGAATGCTAAAAGATTTATTGAATTTTCTGATGTTGAGAACCTCAAATTTGATGACGTAATATTAACCGGTAGCATGGCAAACTATAACTATAGTGAGAACTCCGATTTAGATATTCACATAGTACTTGACTTCAATCAAATCTCTGAAAATAAGGATTTTGTTGGAGATTTCTTTAAATTAAAAAAACAACTTTGGGCAGATAAGTTACCTATACAAGTAAAAGGTCATGATGTTGAAATGTATTTTCAAGATTCGAAAGAACCTCATCATTCTTCAGGTACATATTCACTAATTAAAAATGATTGGATTAGAAAACCAATAAAGAAGATTATTAACATTGATATGGCAGATGTGCAATTAAAATCTGCAGGTCTGATGAATGCAATTGATGACCTTGAAGATGAAATGAACGATGAAAGTTTCATTAAAAAGCATGAAGTATTAAAAAATAAAATAAAAAAATATAGACAATCCGGACTTGATAAATCGGGAGAATTTGGTGTTGAGAACCTAGTATTCAAAATTTTGCGTAACACAGGATATTTAGAAAAAATGGTTGAAATGAAAAACCAATACTTGACTGATGAATTAAGTTTAAAAGAGTATAATGACTAATGCAATGAAAAGAATTATAGTTACGGAAGCACAATTAAAAGAATACATAGAAAATAAAAAGGCAGAAAAAGTTTTCTATGACATTGTTGAGCATATGCATAAAAATGAAAAATTTCTAAACGAAAATGTTTCACATAAAAAGGCGAATCAATCAATTATTGATATATATAATAAAAAGAATTTAATCACAAAAAGAGTTGCTGAAATGCTAGTTAAAAATAAAATCACTAACGAAGTTGGTGAAATAATATAAGTTTTGCATTTTTTTGTTCCAAATAAAGTATTTATAAAAAAATGTAAAGTAAATAATAGTTAAATTAAAAATATTCAAATGAAAAACCATTCATCAAAAGAAGCATATTACGAAAGACTTAGAAATTTAGGTAGCGTAAAACCAATAATTAAAGAAACCAAAACTAGTGGTGCAGGTAGTCTTATTGATTATAAGAGAGCTGCCGATGGCGTAGCATATGGTATTATTAAAGAAAACCATAACTACTATATTAAAAAGGCAGGAACAAAACAAGACCCTAACGCATCTGATTTTGCATATATTGGTGGTTTATCAAATATAACAAACTATCAATTTAAGTCTTTAGCTGAAGCAGACAAACAAAGAAATATGATGTTTCACACTATTGGTGGTGCAAACTCATTAAAACCAAATAAATCCGGTAGCAAAATGGTTTTAAACGAAGATGTTGCGGGAAAAGAAATCGATATGGCTGCTAGTAAAGTAGATGATTTAGATGCTGCTGCAAGTGCAGATGCAACTCCAGAACCAGCACCACAGGCTCTTCCAAGTGGTCCACCAGAAGGTGGTGATATGGCTGATGCAGGTGCAGAAGCAGGTGGTGAGGATATGGGAATGGGCGATGCTGAAGCAGGTGCAGACGAAATGGGTGCTGAAGATATGGGTGACATGGGTGATGCAGGTGCTGAAGGAGCAGAAGATGCTGAAGCAGGTAGTGAAGATATGGGTGATGCAGGCGCTGAAGGTGCTGAAGATATGGAAGCTGGAGCAGAAGATGCTGGCGGTATTGATACTGGCGAAGAAACAGATGAACCAAATAAAGAACTTGAAAAAGTTATTGGTAAGATAACTAATAAAATTAGAAAAACAGAAATGACTGACGAACAGGTTAAGTCATATATTAATTCTTTTATATCTGCATTTAAAGATAAACTTCCTGAAATTGAAATCGAAGATAGAAAAGATATGGCAAATAGACTCATTAAGGTTGTTAACCAAGATGACATTGCTGACTTAGGTGATAGTGTACCTCAAGATGGTGGGGAAGAAGAATTGGGTATGGCTGCTGAAGGTGTGGAACAGTGTAGCGAATGTGGTGGTTTTGCACAATATGCTGAATCACGTGGTTATAATAGTGCCGAAGCACTTATGGAATGTGGTGAAGAAGAAGTTGGTAACCTTGTAAGTGGTTATGCAAATGCACATAATGATGGTCAGAATGATGGCGATTTAGAAAATGTTGCAATGGTTATTAAAATAGTTAATCCTGAAATTTTAAATCAATTAAAGGGTGATTATGGTCATGAAGATTATGCAAATAAACTTGAACCTATGGTTACCGGAATGAATGAAAGTTCAGATGAAGAAAATATTGCACAACTTAACGAATTATTTGGTGGTTTAAAAAACCTAGGTAAAGCTGCAGTTGGTGGAATTAAGGCAGGTGCAAACCAAGCTAGTCAGGCAATCGGTAATAAAGCTAACCAAGTTGGTCAAGCAGTTGGACAAAAATTTGACCAAGCTAAACAGGGTGTTAATAAAGCCGTTACCGGAATTAAACAAACATATAATGCAGGTGAAGTTCCTGCAGAAGTTAAAAAATTAGAAGCACAAGCAGCTAGTTTAGGAAAACAAATCACAGCATTAAATACTAGATTGAAAAGTGCTGGAAAAGCTGAAGTCGACATTAAAAAAATCATGACTGCTATTAGTCAAGAAGTTGGTGCTTCAAAGAGTGGTGGTGGAATTGCAGGTTTAGGTATTGCCGAAACTGTAGACCCATTAAATACTGAAGTCAGTGTACCTAACATGTTAAAAGAAGATGAAGAAGAAGTTGAAAAAGACGGAATTGACATCGAAGATATTGATACTGCTAGTGAAGAAGATGCTGATGATATGGGTGCTGAAAAACCATTTGAAAAAAGTGGTGACAAACCATTCACTGGTTTTGCTCCAGGTGCTCAAAGTCTTGGTGTAGCTACAGTTAAACCTGACGGTGCTCCAACTACTGGTGTTGACATTACTATCAGTCCGGATAAAGAAGTTCAGATTTCAATGAATGAAAGTGAAGCTAAAGTAAGAAAATATATTCGCACACGTCTTGAAGAAAAAGCTGGTTTAAGAAAATCAACACTTAATGAAAGTGCAAAATCAAGCACAATGAAAAAACTTGATGGTATTATTGACAAACAATTTAAATTGTATGAAAACGTAATATTAAAGAAAAAAGTTCAAGTAAATGAAATGTTTGGTTGGAGTATAAAAGAAAAATTTGCAAAACTTGACCCTAACAATGCGAACGAAGTTAATAAATTGTTTGGTGAAGCATATCGAAACATTTTAATCAATCCTCAAATGGGTGCAATTGCTGAAGAAGCTAGAAAACTACAATTACCACAGAGATATGAGTTATTAAAACTATATGTTGAAAATGGTGGTGGTACTTTGAGATTAGGTCGTAATGGTGTTGAATATAAATCAGATGCTTTTAAAACAAAAGCAATGGGTAATCAATTTGCTGCTGGTGGAACACAAGGAAAAACCCAAATGGGTGGTGTATAACAATTATAAATTGTAATTTATAAAATTAAAACCCGAAGAAATTCGGGTTTTTTTGTAACATTTAATTAATTTTAACGTATAATTGTTTTTAATAAACACTATTATGATACAATTCGATACATTAAAGTTTCGTAGAACCTATATTGGGGGTTCAAAAAAACGTGAATTAGAGATATTCAAAAAGGTACAAGGTCTTGACGAAAGTGGTTCGGAAACAGACTGGCTTGAATATCGTAGAATATTTACGACATATTCATACGACCTATTGATAGTTTTAATGAGTTGGAGATTCGTACTAAACATCATCAGCTATGTCTTATTAGCAATTGCAATCCTTATTACATTAGTCAATTTATATGTTTCGTTAACAATCTTAGTTCTTGGAATTGTTTCTCGGCTGATTTATATCTGGATTAAATCCAAAGAGTTTGAGCAATTATTTGCTCATGATTTAGTACTTAAAATTGTATCGGATAAAATTCGTATCTGTACAGGTTTAATCATCAGTAATTATTAATAGTTCATAGTATTTATAGGAAAATCACGCTATGGAAATTGATGATAAAAAATTAAAATTAATATACGTTTTAAAAATTGGATATAATTCCAAAGATGAAGGGTTATACGAATTTATATTTTCGGATGACGAAACTAATGTCGATATTGAGGCATGGTGTTGGGATTTAACTCCTGCATGTGATAAAGCTATGCCACCTGAAGAAAACTACATTTCAGCAGTTTATAGTTTAAAAACAAGTGGTTTTGATTTGGTATGTCTGCATGAAGCCGTAGATAGACCGTATATGCATGGTTATCACACTATTCACGCATTAGCATATGAAGAAGATAGAGAGGATATTGATGAAAACGGTTTTAATCAATATGATGAAATATTTGATAAATCCGATGATGTACCATTATTAGTTTTTCATTATGGAATGTCATTAGTACGTGTTAAAGATTTATTCTATGCTAGAAAAATCGTTTTAAAAAATAATGAGTTTGTTGAAACCTCTTCAATAAAGTTATAGTATTTATATTTGCCTATCCTACCTTATTCGGAGGAAAAGGTTTCGAGGCTTGACAATACCGGATTATTGCCAAGCCTTGCGGTTTAGTTGATATCAAAACGCTGATTACCCATATTAACATTGTAAGTGGTAAAACAGTTTAGAAGACGTAGAAATGCGTCTTTGGCATTTTAAGTTCATCGCACCATTTGGGTGAAGGAAATCGAAGCACGCTATGTCGAGAAATATAGCGTGCTTTGCTATTTTATGTTTATAAGTATTTATTATAAATATTTATAAAATGAATGTTAATGTAGATTTAGATAATATACTAGAAAAGGACGATTCCCCAGAACACGTACCTATAATACCATATAATTTTCAAAAAGATACTGAAAAGGAGAAAATTAGAAAGTTAGGGGAAGAAATTAGAAAAAAAACTGGGAAAATTGAACCTGTTATTGTTACCAAGGATGGTATTGCAAAAAAAGCTAGTGAATTAACACTTTTAGAACAGGAAGACGAAATTGTAAAATGTGCTACTAATCCAGTTTATTTCATTGAAACATATTTAACTATTTTTGACCAGACTCAAGGTACTGCGGGTCTTATTGTTCCCTTTCATTTATTTGATTTCCAAAAAGATTTAATTAGAACATATTTAGATAATCGTTTTGTAGTTGCTAATAAATATCGTCAGGCAGGTATTTCAACAACCACATGTGCATATATTGCATGGTATATAATGTTTAATCAAAACCGTCAGGTTGCTATTGTTGCGGATAAACTAGAAACTGCACGTGACGAATTAATGAGTGACGTTGTTTTATTCATTGAAGGTTGTCCGGATTGGCTTAGACCAAAAACAGGTAGGGATAGTAATGAGAAAAATTTAAAAGATACTCAAAAATTAAAAATTTATGACAATAATTCTAAACTAGGTGCTTTTAGTTCTAAAGGTCTTCGTGGTATGACACCAACTTTAATATTTTGGGATGAAACAGCATGGACTGAAAAGGGCGATAAATTCTGGACAGCTGCTAAACCTACTTTAGGTACTGGTGGTGGGGCAATTATGGTTAGTACACCTTCCGGATTAGATGCAGTATTTTATAAGCATTTCGATGGGGCACGTAGAAATGAAAATAATTTCAAAGCGGTTGAATTATGGTGGTATAATGACCCTAGATATAATAAGGGTTTATCATGGGTAAAGAATAAAGGAAAAGAAAATGAAATTAGATTACCCGATGAAAATTGGAACAATGTGAGAAGAATCCAAATGATGGATGATGGATGGGAAGCGAGTTCGCCTTGGTTCGAAGACCAAGTTAAGGATGCAAACGGTGACATGCGTAAAATTGCACAGGAACTTTTATGTTCATTCTTGGGTTCTGGAGATAACTTTATTGCTGAGGAATATCTTAAAAGAATACAGGAAAATGAAGTTAAAACACCTATTCGTCAAGAATATAATGATTTGAACATGTGGATTTGGGAAGACTCATTACCTGGAGAGGATTATATTATGGCAATTGACGTTTCTCCGGGTCATGGTGAAGATAGTTCGACCATCAATATGCTTAAAACAATCGAAACCATTGAAGAAAAGATAATAACTAAGGGGGATAAAATAAAAAAGGTTAAAATAAAACGACATACGGTTGAACAAGTTGCTGAATATTACGGAAAAGTAACGCCTCAATTACTTGCACAAATTGCATATCAATATGGTAAATCATATAATAATGCTTATTGTATTATCGATATTACTGGTGGTCATGGTGCTCAAACTGTTGAAACTATGTTGGAAATTGGATACGAAAATATGCATTATGCCGAAGTAACACATAAACCATCTAGGGATAGATTACAAGGTTATATTAAGAAGGGTCAAAAAATTATGCCTGATGGAGCAACTGTTAACCTAGATTTAATTCCCGGATTTTTTATTGGAAATAATCGACCATCTGTTGTATTGGAAATGCAAAGAGCAGTTCATCTTGGTGATGTAATTATTAGGTCAATTAGATTGTTAAACGAATTAAAAACTTTTGTGACAGTACCTGGAAATCGTGTGGCTGACCATAAACGTAGTTTTCACGATGATTCTATCATGGGACTATCAATCGGTTTATATGTTCTGAACTTTGACATGGCGAAATATAAGCAGAATAAAGGCATAACCGAAAAAATGATGAATGCTTTTCTCACTGTAAACGATATAAACGAAATTGGTCAAAAACAAGATATTAAAAATAGACCAATGATTTCGCCAAATAGCGTATCACCATTAAATCCATATCAAGCAAATGCTTGGTTATTTACAGGAATCGTTGATAAAAACAAAAGATAGAATGTATTTATAGTTAAATCGAACTTTTCGAAAAAATTAAAGTATTTATAAAAAACTATAATAAATTATAAAAAATGGCTGACGAAAAACAAAATAAATTAACGATATATCAACAGCTTAATAAATTTCTTAATTTAGATGGCTTCGGTTTTCATGAACAAAATCCAAGTTTACAGTCTTCTGTAAGTGCTATCCCATCTAAAGAAAACAAAGTAATTATTAAGGGTAACACTCCGGAAGAAATTCATAAGAAAGGTTTGGAGTTAGAACAGAAAAGAGAACTTCAAAATAAATTTTTTAGAACCACTGATAGGGGATTTCAGAAAGCATTACAATATGAAGCTGCTAGACTTCCAGCATATATTGATTATGAGGGTATGGAATATTATCCAATTATCAGTAGTGCATTAGATTTATTTATGGAAGAAGCTACAACCATTGGCTTTAATGGTAAAATGTTAAATATTTATTCAAATAAAGAACGTATCAAGACTATACTCGAAGAATTCTTTTATGATATTGTTAACGTGAATGTTAACTTACCATTTTGGGTAAGAAATACTGTTAAATACGGTGATAATTTTGTATTATTATACGGAGAAAGAAAAAAGGGAATCACTCACGTAAAACAACTCGTTAATTATGAAATTGAAAGATTTGAAAGAATCCAAAATGGGAAACCATTTGTAAAATTTAGAGAACGAATGACGGGTGATGAATTCAACGTATTTGAAATTGCCCATTTTAGATTGCTTGGTGACGATAAGTACTTGCCATATGGTTCATCAGTACTTAATAAAGTACGTAGAGTATTTAGACAGCTAGTTATGGCTGAAGATGCTATGTTAACTTATCGTATCATACGTGCAGGAGAGAAAAAAGTATTTAAAATTGATGTTGGAAACATCGATGAAGATGATATTGAAAATTATATCTACAAAGTAGCTACAAAATTTAAAAAAATTGCACAAGTTGCACCAAATGACGGACAAATTGATTATAGATTTAACATTTTAGGTAACGATGAAGATTATTTCTTACCTGTAAGAAACGCAAATACCCAAACTGGTATTGAAACACTTCCGGGTGCATCAAACCTTGACCAAATACAGGACATTGAATATCTACGTGATAATTTATTTGTTGGATTAGGTGTTCCTAAACCATTTTTAAGTTTCCAAGATGCTGCAGGTGCGGGAAAAAATATGGCACAATACGATATTCGTTTCGCAAAGAAAATTAGTCGTATTCAACAAGCCATAATTCAGGAACTCAATAAAATGGGAATGATTCATCTGTACCTATTGGGTTATTCTGGAGACGATATTAAAGATTTTACACTTACCCTTACAAATCCAAGCACACAACAAGATTTATTGAAATCTGAATTGATGCGTGATAAGGCACAAACATACACAGAATTAACACGTAATGAAGGTGGTATCGCAGCAATGTCACATACCAATGCAAAACGTATAATATTCAATATGAGTGATAGGGAAATTGTTGAAGACCTTAAACAACAGAAAATGGAAAAGGTTATACAACAAGAACTTCAAGATTCTCCAGTTGTTATTAAGAAATCTGGTTTATTTGCCGATATTGATAAGAGATATGGTGAACCAATTGAAGGAATGCCTGCGGGCGGTGCAAGCGGTGGAACTGAACAAGGTGGTATGCCACCTGCGGGCGGTGGTATGGGTGCTCCACCAATGGGCGGTCCTGAAGCGGGTGGTATGCCGCCTGCAGGTGGCGGTGCTCCACCAATGGGTGGTCCTGAAACGAGCGGCTTACCTAATCAGTCACCAAGTGATTTACCACCTGTTGTGGGTGATAGTGTTAGGAGTAGAAGGGTTTTGAGTGAAGATGACTATAATAAACAAATCGAAAAATTGGTTTATAATAGTAGCATTGAACCTGAAAGAAAAAAAGAAAGTAAAAATAAAAAAATTATTAGCGAGAATAATAAAATTAATGATAAATTAAATCGAGACGCTGAAAATATGATTAATGAAATTGATAATTTACTTAAAAAAAATATAAGTCTTAATGGCGAACAGAAAATAATTGATTCAGAAGATGTTGAAATTAACGACATTGGAGATTTGGAGGTATAGTAATAATTTAAGTAAAATAAAATAACCGTTTATAATAACTAATAGTATTTATAATAAATCGAATTAAATCATATGAAAAATGTAAACATAGGTATTGTTAATTTGATAGTTTCAAATAAATTAAAAGAATCTTATTTTAATAATAATTTACTTGAAGAATCAAAAAAATTAACAACCGATTTTTTCAATGTTGTTAAGAATTCTCCAATATTACAATTGGAGTTCAAAATATTTAATAATATTGAGAATAAACACATTGAAAATGACTTAAGTGCGACACGTTATATCGACAATAACATTAAGTTGTTTGAGGTATATACAATTGGTGAAATAGATGCTGAACGTGAAAAGTTAAAGAATTTCATTATGGAGGAAGCAATTCCCCAAAACACAGATTATAATTTAGATAAAGTTAATTTATATAATGCAATTGATGATTTAATTACAGAATCATTAAGCGATTATGATAAAATTGATGTTGATAGCATTCATGAATCATTTACAACCGTTCTAAACTACATAAAAAAGCCGAAAGAGAAAAAACAAATTGTTGAATCTGAATTAAAATTGGTAAATGACGATGTTGTTCAAATAGCAATTAATAAATTTAATGAAAAATATGATGACCTTAATGAAGGTGATAAGAATCTGTTAAAATTACTTATAAAATCAAATACTAGCGAAAAACAAGAACTACTTGAAGAATATAAAAGTGAAAGTTTGAGAATATTGGAAAGTGCAGAAAAAGATGGAAGTGAAGATAAAGTACAGAAGGCAATGCAAAAAATTCGTGAAATGATTTATAATCCGAAAACCGTCAACGATGACATAATTAATCTACATTATTTTAAGAAAGAATTACTTTAAACAGAAAAGGCATCAAATTGATGCCTTTTTTATTATAGAGTTTTTAACATATTTATTAATTCTGGTTGTGGGTGACAATCAGATTTATCATAACGATAACTCACATGTGTCCAAATTCCAGCTTTCCCATCTAACGCAGCTTGAATTGGTTTCCAAACCCCACCATTATCAATACCCCACATATCACTATTATATGTTCCCGGAATACTAGAGGTTTTAGTAGTAGGATTACTAAATTTATTTCTAACCGCTTGAATTATTTCTTTAACTGCAAGAATTTGGTCGTTAGTATATTTTTCAAATCCGTAAAATCCATGAAATCCATTAGGGTAACCATTACTACTATTATATTCAATGACATTTTCTATGGGTTTAACTTTTGTATTCGCAACATATTGCTGTTTATGATAATCATCACTTGTTGCCGGATACCAATTACCCCCAGATTGAATTAAGCCACCCCAAGAATCAATTTCAATACCAACAGAACCCTCATTTAATATGCGGTTTGCACTTCCGGAAAGTTGATTATCCGCAATTATTTTTTCTGAAATTCCTAGATGATATGCCCAATAATCCGTTGAAAATAATTGGAATATTTCTCCACGTCTTCCAACTATGAATGCTGTTCCAACTTTATCTCCAGTTTTAGCCACTTGATTTTCCCACCATAATATGTCCCCTGCAATATTATCACCACTAACAGTATGATGAAGTACAATTTGTGTTTTATTAGTAACTTCGTGTTTATAGTCTTGTTCCGGATAATAAATGAATTTATAATTTATATTTTTTGATAGTGTCTCAACTACCGAATCAGTACCATACGATTTATCTAAATTATAATTATCTGATTCGGTTACATTTGCTTTAAATGCATTAAACACAACACCTTCCTTCATTCTTAAATTTTTTGGGTTTGGAGCATTGTTTACATCTGGATATAATTTTTCATCGTATCCAAAATAATAACCTTTTGGTTTGTATGCGCCCGCCCCTTTACTTTCGAGATAATTATCTTTATCACCAAGTATACCAAAAATTCGTAAAACATAGGTTAAACCCTCATCAATATATGTCGGTTTTGATTTAGTGCCATCAATACATGCTTGCATTGATTTACTATATGTGTCCCTAGCATATGCTGGTCCCCTACTATAACAAAATAAAGTACTGCTTGTAAGTGAGTCGCAAGAATTTGCAATGTTTTTCATATATCTACATTGTGCTTTAATCATTACATCTGGATTATTAATTACATTTTGATGTAATTGTTCTCTATTTGCCCACGCATTTTGATATGTGTCACTTTTAACCATATATGAATTTTTACCATTTGGAAAAGGTAAGCCGTTGGTGATTTTACCAATTTCTTCACTTGTCATCTTATCGGAATTACCTGCATTATCAATAATAATTCCGAAAATGGTAAGCATTGTAAATTGACTTACTCCGGATGCAGTACTATCGCCACCAGCATAATTCCACATAATATAATGCGATTCAGCGTATGCTTGAGCTGCAATTACGTTTGCATCTAATTGATATTGGGCAGCATATTTATTAAACCACACAACCAATGCTTCAGCTAATACTTCTCCAGTAGTTATTCTAGCACCATTATACATTATATTACATTCCCACCTTTTTTTAATTTGTGGTGGACCAGTATATGGTAAACCTTCAGTTTTTATTCCTGAAAGTAATGTATTACCATTCCTATCTGGTTTCATGCCTTTGATACAAATGAATTTAATAAAATTTACACCATCTTCCGTTATTGCACTAAACATATTATTGTATTTTAAATTCGTACATTGAGTTATATTTCGATTGTTCTAAATTACCCGCAGTACCCACACCCGCAGTAACGCTAGATGCCGATGATGCAGTAGAACTTGTGTTATCTGTATTTCCACCATTAAATCCGACAATTGCTGATGATTCCAATACTCTAGGAATTGGAAATTTTAATATTTTAGTACCACTAAAACTAGTTATCATTTTATTCGGGTCGATTTGGTGTTCAACATTTAAAATTAAATACGCACCATTATATATAGGGATATTTTCTACTTGAAAATATTGTGTTGGCTGAATCATCGCATTACCCAATCCAGTTACAGTTGCTTTATAGGCACGGTTCTCATATAAATTATATAAGTTTTGTCCTTTAGGTGGTGGGGCATTCTTTTTATTATCTCCCGCTAATCTAGATAAAATCTGAATACTTTCATTGGTTTCAGGATATTCCTTACTATCAATTTTAATTCCGGAAAACATAGATTGGTTTTGTTCACCAAATCTAACTCTGAATGCTCTTACTTGTCGATACGGAAAACTTGTATTCGTTGCAGTTTGGTTATCATCTGTAGGAACACTACCACAATCACCATTAAAAAAGAAATCTTGTGTCCCAGGATTACTTATATCAAGAATACCATCATCCTTAAATTGACCACCCAAATATTTATCGATGCCCGAAGGATAGCTAGAACTACCACCGATATACATACATACAAATGACGATGTTTGTCCGGTTAAAATGCCGCTAGCATCAACAATAAATGATTCTTTCCATTCATTTGGTATACTAAAATTCATAAAATTTTGCAATGGAAAAAATTCAAATCCATTAATAGATAGTAATTGTGTTAAAACCGTAAACACTGTTGCATTTGGGTCTTCAAGTAAATCCACTAGTACTTCCGGATTGATTATAGTGTCACCAATTGGATTCATTGCCCTATCAACAAAGGCAAAGGAATTTATTAATGCATATTCTCCACTATCGCTATTTTCAGTGTTACTAATAATTTTACTTTTAGTATTAAACGGATAACCCATATTTAAATTTCCACTTTGTGGCGAAGAAACCCATTTATCATTAATATTTTTAAACGAATAATATAATTCTGTCATAATATCTTCGTCATTCATTAATTTTTTAGATTCCTTTTCTTCATTAGCTAATTTCTGCTTCTTTAAATTAATTTCTGTTGCTAATCTAGTGAAAAAGGTTTCGAAAAATAAATTATTGATGTCCTTTTTCTCATTATTAGCATTTTGAGTTAGTAATGAAGTATATGTTGCCGGAGTAGGTTTGGTATTACTAAAAGTATACTGACTGAAATTTATTAAGTTAATTCTGTCAATTAGTGGAAGTATTATGGTTTGAAAATAAGTTCCATTTGGTCCTAGATTTTCATAATAAAATTTTCCCTTAACTTCCCCTTTTTTATCTTCAGGTACATCGGCAATTTTAGCTTGTGCCTCAGCATATAAATTTTTAAACATGTCTAAGATACCGCCATACACAGTAAATTCTCCACCGCCATCCCCAAAAAATATATTAAAGGAATTTTGTAATTCATCCTTATCTTTTGAAGCCAAATTATTATTAATATCATATATATCTGCAAGAATAAAAATTCCAGAATTTTCAATATTTCTCCCTGCACCACCATTAAAGAAATCATAAATTTGATTATATAAATCGTCTCCATCATTTATACCAACCAAACCACCCATATATTGTGGCAAAAATTTTGGTACTTCAACCACTGCAGGTGTTTTAAACACAACATCAATTAAATTGTTTGGATAGTAACTGAAAGGACTTATAGAATAACCAAGATTAGACAAAAACATTAATGCACTAAATTTTGACGGTGTACTAATACTAGAATATATTTCAGTGTCATATTTAGTTAATTGGTCTGCCCAAATCCCAACAATACTTTTACTAACATTAATTGATTCATAATCCATCATTGCAAATTGAACGCCACTATTTTTAATGCCATTATTTCCAAATTTTGATGCGTTACTAATTACTAAATCCTTATTTACTTCAGTACTAGTAATATTACCTGCACCACTAGCAGACCCAGCATAACTAACAACATTATTTGGTATTGTAAAATGTAGTATTGATGAATTATCAGCAGGGGTATATATATTATTTGGAGATACTAAAAATCTAGTATTTACGTTTACGTTTCCAAAATTCGAATCGCCAGCAGTATTTTCATCTTTAATATAGAAAACATTTTCTTGGGTAAATTTATACATGTCTGCCGTATCAACGTTTCCACCCATAAATCTTTCCCAATAGGCACTTTTTGGTAAAGTATCTAAAAATTTATCTACCGGATTACTTGAATCGGCAGCACTAACTCTAGTAACAATATCATCTGTATAATATACCTTTAACCCATCATAATTTCCGTCACTTTTATTTGTATATAAATCATTACCGCCAAGTATTTTATGAAATGTTTCGGTATTACCGGTATATAACGCACCTACATATTTATTTAAATAATCATAAAATGCATTCACATTCCTTTTTGTACCATATTCTTTAGAAGCATTTTCTAAAAGATTAGTATAATCTAAATTTGTAATTGATGCAGCTAAGTTTACCGCTTCGGAGCTACCATATAATTTTACTAATTCTAAATTAGTTTTATTGTTATTATAAAATGTGAGTCCAAATGCATTTTGTGATAATATATAGTACCTTCTTAATAATCTTTCAAAAACTTCAGTTAATAAAGGATTGGTACTTAAATTAATTGGCTGTCCGGCAGAACCACCATTAGTATTGTCGACACCAAAATATGGTGTTAATGTGCTATCATTTGCAAGTCTTGAATCAACTGGCGATATTGGTATCCACTTAAATGACCCATCCCCATTTTGTTCTGCCTTTAAATTATATAATGCAGTTATTTTTTCTTGGGTTATAAACGTCTCAATAAAATCTTCAACTAAAGTTAATTCCGGAAATTGTTCAGTAATTTCGAATAATGGTAAACCTCTAGTTTGTTTTACTTGGTCACACACCCTTTCCTCTTTAATTACTAATGGGAATGCAAATATTTCTTTATCATTCTTTTTAGCATCTTGAAAATTTGGATTTTTAACAATTTGGTTATAATATAATGGGTGATGTCTAGATTCAGCATCATACGATACACTTCTTAATTTATTAAAAAATACATCAACATCATGTAAAATTATTTTAAATATATTATAAATCGTTGGTTTCATACCAAGATTTGTAACTACCATATCATTAATTACTTCATTAACTGCAGAAAGCTCATTTGTTTTTGATGCCTGTAAAGCCGTTCTACGTTTATAAAGTTTAATATAGGCATTAGTTATATCAAGGACTATATATGCATTACCAACTTTTGGAGCAACAGATTTAAATTCTTGCTTATTGAACATTTCTTTAGGCTCAGGTATGTCTACATCTCCAATAAAACCCCCTAAACTACTTTTAAATCTACCTAATATTTCTGCTCTATATTTTCCAAGTACATTATTTTTTAAAAATGTACTTCTATCATTACCCGAAATTTCGATAAATTGGTCTAGACTAATTAGTTCATTTCCAATTTGAAATGCAATGACTAATCTCTGGCTTATATTTTCATTTAAACCATCGGTTGGAATTTCCTTTAAATTATTACTATATATACCAATGTTATCAATTAGGGTAAGTTCTTTATTATTATCATTAACCTCTTCTTTATATTGAGTA